CCGATGGTACTTAAGTTCTTCGGCATTTAATATTACTATGCATTTTAATTTGCGTACATGAGACCTGCCATTCCATTGTTTACTCTGAGGATATTGTAATTTACGGCATAAATCGGGTCAATAATATCTCGTGACTCGCTATGAATTTTTACTGATTCGACCCGGGAAAAATTAAGGGAACCCGAAGGCTGTAAAGAACTTGTGTTTAGACAAAAGGCGTGTAAGAAACAATCTGGGGAGGTGACGAAGTTCGTGTGGTAATAATGCTGGACGTCCACGAAGTGAGGTTTCGCCCACTTCCAAGAACTGATATCCGTGCCGTTAATACTGATTTTCAATTTATTATCTAAGGAAGTCAGTGTACTTTCCATGTTTGTATTGGCACACGCGATATACTTGACAGGGTGATTGAACGTTAGCTCTTGAACGAGTTCACCGGATGGTATACTCTTTTGAACCTGTGTGATGAGAATGTTATGATCACGAGACGCCATTATTCCACGCTCCTCATTGTCCAGATAGTAATAATTGGCGTACGCACTAACGTTATAGTTACCAGCCTCGGGACCCCAATAAATGCGTAATTCTACATTACTGTATTGCAACGCCACGAGAGGAATAGCGGATTGTGGACCCTCACAGAAGAAAAAGCGAAGGGGGTAAAAATACGACCGCGCGGATGCACCGGGGTGCGCACCGTTAGAACTCTTCGAGACGTTTTGGGCGAACATATCTATCGCGATATTCTCACTAAAGTCATAATCTTGTACATCGATAACTTGACCCGAAATTAACAACTCGACCTTATCTATGACATCTCCCCAATCCTGGAGGTCGACCGCCTGCGTGTTATCATCTATCGTGAAATAGGTGTATCCTAGAAGATCACCATTCCGTTCAAACTTGATAGTTGACATGGAATTACCTTTCACAGCTCCTTGTATCGTCTGCTTTTCGACGGACTGTGAAAAGTTAGAATGCCTTTTGAATGTGGAAGTGAAAAACGAGATTTCGGGCTCGCCGATGATATGCTCATCTTGTGCACCGATAGCCACTAACTGCACGATTCCAGAAGACATACTTACTATAGTAAAAGTATTTTTAAATTACGAGTATGTAACGCCCTGAAATCTATGTGAGGTTCTTCTTGCGGCATGTGATGCGAAATATAAATACGGAGTTTCCGACCGTGGCCGACGCGCCGTCTTGCTTGTCGATGTTAAACGTCAGACGGTTAAGTTTACGTATGGGATTGTGATAGCATTGTAAGATGGGATATTCGTCCTTGAATAGTAACACTTGATCAGTTTGGCTAGAACCTATGAGTGCGTGCTGACCTATGATTGTTCCGAATACACCGTTTAAATGGTTTTTTGTATCCGTAGTCGGGTCACCGTCACCTCCGAAATTAATAGATGATTGCGTTTGCTGTGTAAAATGTGTACGAAGTTCATCGATACCTAAATGAATAGCAGTTTGAGACGTATCACCCGTCGTCACCAGAGAAGCGGAGACTAAGCGAGCTTGAACAACATTTTCAAGAGGCGTAGGGAGAAACGCGGTAAAGTCAGATTGGGAAGATTGACCAAGATTGTCGACGATCACCGTGTGGACCTCATGACTGTAATCAGGAATATCGGGCTGAGATGGAGCGATGATGAGCGCCATTTATAATACACTTAGAATTTTTCTACTTAAATACGTTGTGACGATATAACTAGAAATGAGTATGACTTAAAAAATTTAACCAACAATCTTGTAGTTGGCATGATCACGAACGAGCTGCTGGTCGCCACAGACACCGCCGGTGCTCGTGGAGTAGACGCTCTGGTCGAGGCAGTCAACGCTACTCTTAAGGGACATCAGAGATGCTTGGGAGACGGCCTCGATATCAATGTTCTTAGGCTGGTACCTAGACCTGCGCTCACCGAAAAGGAGGGCGATGATGAAAAATAATCCGATGGTGATCGCGATGGCTTTGAGTGTCGCGCGATTGGTAGAGTCGAGCTTCATTTTACTATGTGCTGATATTTTTTTATAAAGTGCGTTAAAGAGAATAGATTAGTTTCATTATAGAGAGTAATGGACGGTGAAATTATCCTCGACAGGGGAAATGATTCGATCATGAAGCTTGATGAAAAGGAACAAGCTATGATGGATGAGATTCAACTCGATTTCGGTAGACCCCGTACTCATACCAGCGCACCTAATGTTCAAAGAATGCACCGGTCGAATGCTCCGCCTGTTGATTTGTTTCAAGAGGACGTCGACGCCTTCGCGAACCCTTCCAAACAGGCAGCTCCTCCACCTCCGCAGATAGACGAACCCATAGATCACGGTGAGTATGATAATGATAACGCGTATAACGCCGCGGGAGCGGCGTTCGATTACGGTCCTGAACAACAGGAAGAACAACCATCACCCGGGTATAAGACGATAGACGAAGAGAAGTCCGATCTTTTAAATAAACTCGGAAGACTCGAGAAGCGTGGATTTAACATTAATAAATCATTGAACGCCTATTCGAATGTGGACGATTTACGCACGGAAGTTAAGCGTATTACGTACAGTATAGACGTGGACAAGTCTATTAAGTTCTCACGTCGCATGCTCATCGCGTGCGTGACTGGTATTGAATTTTTGAACAAAAAGTACAATCCCTTCGATATTCAGCTTGATGGTTGGTCCGAGAATGTGATGGAAAATCAGGACGATTACGATGAAGTATTCGAAGAGCTGTATGTCAAATACAGAACGAAGATGCACGTCGCACCGGAGATTAAGCTTATCATGATGCTTGGTGGATCCGCGATGATGTTCCATCTCACGAATTCTATGTTCAAGCAGGTTATGCCTAACGTGAATGATATCATGAAGCAGAACCCCGATCTCATGCAAAACATGATGAGCGCGGTGCAGAATACCATGGTAAACAACGGCCAAAAGCCCGCCACTCCCCCGGGTGAACGCCACGAGATGCGCGGCCCGGGGTTCGATATTTCAAGCCTGATGGGTAATATCATGATGCCTCCTGGTCCTCCTATGAATACAACCCCTATAACTCGCGTCGCCCAGACGGAATACATCCCCGAAGTGGAAGAGGACGACGATGACATCTCGGATATTGTTTCTGAAAAGGCTGCGGAAGATGCGGAAGATGATGTGAAGGAAGTTAAGCTCCCTCTAGCAAAGGCCAGGAAAGGAGGGCGAAAGAAGAAGGTAGAAATTAATTTATAAACCTATATAAATGGTAGCCTACAGCCCGATCGATTTCGAGGATCCGATCGAGGTGCCAATTCCCAGAAAGAAGGAAATCGTAGTCGATGCACCTCGCATAGCAGAAAAAGTTCCAATAAAGCCAGAACCGGGAGAACCGGTCACCGATGAAGATACCGAGTGTAATTTCCTCGTGTTCTTTTTTATCGTTGGCGTCGTCGCGTTAGCCGCGATGGATTCCGCGAAAAGGTAAGTATCATAAATGTACCACACGAAATACACTTTGTGTGTTAGATTTATAAGTAGACTACCGTATTTACGAACTCTCCAATTGTACCACCCGTTCTAACAGCCCTTGATACAATTGTTCCATAATGTGTACACGTTCGGTTAATTCCTCATTTTTCACCTTTTCAGCGTCTAATGCACTCGATAACTCTTGTATCGCACCCACGGATCTGACGATTATACCGTTCATATCCACCATCAAAGGGGTTTGAGTTAATTTCGTTTTTTGATAATGTACCTCATCTTCTCTCCAATACTCTTTTCGTTCATCATCTGGTACGAGTGTCCATTCAGCCTTTTCCTCATCCGAAAGTCTTTCGTATTGTACATCGAAAATATAATCGGTAAGTACGGTTTCTGGTTCTCCCTTTACTAAATGACTTGTCACGGGGTCTGCGAGGAGCTCTTGGGCGACGAAACCATCTTCATAAAACCAATCCTTAATAGGTTGAATATCAAATTCGGGGTCTACCGTAACGGGACCACCCTCGGGTTCGGGTGCCTTGATATTTTCCCACTCTTCATCAGTAGGTATCCACATTCCCGCGGCACCACCCGGGAAGCGTAATATCTTTTCATACCTTTTTGGCACGAGTTTATTAATGATAGTAAGATGATCTGTCAGTAAGGTTTCGTTATACTTGATACGATCATCTGAGTAATGAGTGTGGAGCTCATAATGACCGTGATTGTAAGCTGCATAAGCGCTGTGAGTGTGACTGGTGGATGCATAATTGTGACCTGTGTGCATCAGCAAACCATTAATAGTTGATCCGGATGAGTTGGCGAATATTCTTGCACAGACAACATTCCCGAGGGTCGAGAACCCGGACGTTGTCGAAATCGGCCCATTGGCATTTATATACCCGTTCACATTCAAAAAATTTGGTGCCATGTATGTGAAGGTAGTATTCCCGAAGCCACCGAAACCGGGTGCGTTAGGGTCACCGAAACCAAAATAGGCTGTGGCGGTGTTCGTACCAAATTTAACCCCGTAATTATCTACTTTCAGCTGTCCACCCGGAACGTTAATCTCAACACCTCCATCGACACGTAAAACGTATCCAGTGGGCATCGCTACAGAAGACCCTATCCAACCTCCACTTCGCGCTATCGTCGGATTCATGTTAATTCCGACTGCATTTCTCCACATTGTTAAAGGTTGTGTCGAAGGATACAACTCGTTCACGAAATTCAAAACGTCTTGATTATCATCCGTCATAAACATTTTAAATACACCCTGTGCACCGTTGGCAGCGTGGGCTTCGATTTGGTATCCCGATTGGTTCGTCGTACCCAATGTAGACTGTTCGCTAAACACCTTTACGAATGTACTCGATTCACTCGGTTTTCTTGTTGCTAAAATGTTACCCACGACGTGTAAACTTTCCTGAGGGAAATCTATGTTCACACCTACACGTTTTGTGAGGTTATCGACATAGAATACCGGTACTATACCCGGATTATTTTGCGTAGTTAATTGACCATCGGTTATATTTTGACCGACGTAGAGGTCATTTAAAATACGCAGGTCACCACCAGAAACTAATTTTTCGCTAGGAGAGCCATGTGCGTATAAATCCTCGCACGTTGGGTGTGCACACGCGATATCTCTATTCGTCGTGGGATCCGTCCACGAAGGAGACTCGAGGAACGGGTCATACGTTTCAAACGCGAAATTACCCATCTTTATACCTACAGCCGTCTCCGCATCCAAATAACTACCTATACTAAACCTAGAATCACCCACCCAGTGTTGAATATTCTTATCGGGGGTATACACAGTCACGACACCTGATTCATTACCACCTATGTTATTTAATAGCTCACCAACTACAATACGCTCTCCGTCATTGGACCCGGCCACGGAAACACCAAACCCGAGAGGAGAAGATGAGTCATAATCACTGGATGTCAGTGTCACAGACCCACCGGGATGTGACCCTACTGCCGACGTTGACGTGATGTTATCTAATACCCACGACCCAGAAATGTAATTAAATATGTACACCACGCCACGGTTAGAAACCGCGTCGGGGTAATCGGGAGATCCCACGATTAAACGAGAACCTCCCCCAAGATCACTCGGCACTCCTGTTAAAGCTATTTGCCTTCTATTCCATCCTAGAGAGGGACTCCCTATACCGAAAGCTTCTGAATTAAGTACACCCGTAAGAGTTGCTCCCTTTTGTACCCACGTACCAGTGTTATACTCATACACACGAACATCGTTAATATGGGTCCCTCCGCTTGCCGTATGTACCGAAAATGCTATAGTTTGTGCATCATGTGATATAGATACACAGTGTCCAGCGTATCTCCCGGACACGCTAAGTGTATTACCATATTGTGTCGGAGAGCCCGATTGCCAATTGCTCGACCCCTTTTGCCACACCTTAATTTGACCCGCTCCACCGTTGACTTCAACTGATAAACCAAACGACGTGACAAGGTGTTCCCCCTGATTGCTAAATTTTAAACGAGGGGGTTCCGTCGCACCCGTACCTGGGAGTACAGTGTTAAATGCCGCGAGTCCATAGTTAAGCCATGTCGTATCAGGAAATGCGGGAGCCGATACAGTTGCAGTTGGCGTTCCACCCCATTCGTATAGGTGTACACCCTGTGTCGACGAAACAGCGACAAATCTACCATCATTCGATATGTCCACTTGGATACCAAATAAGGTATCAACCGATCCAGTGAGTGTCGGTCCGAATTGATCCCAGTCATTGGTTATAGTCCTATATGAGGGTGGACCGGGGAAAGGTGTGAGAGCCCCAATCCAGTCAGGGGAAGGCCATCCGAACATTTTCACTGATCCACTATTAGGTCCATTTACATCGGAATTGGGCATTCCAACCACCACCCGTGGATATACCAAATCAGGATACACGTCACCTGCCTGGTTTATGAGAGGTATGGAATTTGATATGGCCACTGTACTACCAAAACTATCTCCGTCACTCGTCGCGATTATGTGGTTCCCTTGAAGTTTCCATCCATTGGATGTATATTTATACACACCCACCTTTCCACGCCCGATATTACTGGCATCTCCACCGACGACCAACCAATCGCCGGTATCATCTATATCCGTCGCCGTGCCAGATCGTTCGGATGATAGTGTACCGGGTATACGACTTCCAACTGTATCATACACCGATAATAATCCCGGTGCGTCATAAGGTGACACGGATCCGGACAGTAATGTTAACGGCAATGTTTGATTATTCACCTTTATAACCTGATCTGCAAGATTATAAGAAGATCTTACTTCGGCATATATGTGATACCATGTATTCGGCTTAAAACCCTCTATATCCCCTCCACCGAACACCCCTGTTTGTGCGGATGGTATGACAGAATCTAATGATCCGGCAACTCGCCACGATCCAAGCGTACCCGGAACTTCTATGAGAAGTGAGTACGGGGGGATAGGCGAAGGAGGGCTACTACCGGCCATTTTAATCTTTACGACTTTACCGTTATTATACGATGGGTTGGCGGGGTGAGAAGATCCAGGAACATTATTCGTCGGACTTACATCCGATGCCGCCCGCTCGGCCAATGTGTATACATATTGGTATGTACTCGATGTATGGAGTTCCGGGATTTGAAGCCAAAACGAAAACTTTGTTACGTACTTGTTATCGGCCGATTTAACGTCACTGTTAGTCATTTCATTAAAGCCGGTAGTGACCACCGAAGAAGCTACGTTACTTAATTGGATAAACCCAGCAGCTGGGTGATGTGCGCATTCCCAAGTTATGTTTCCTATCGAATCGTGTCTACCCCAATCACCGCCGGGTGAAACGCGTTGCGTGACAACATTAGACACTAAAGTATCTCCCGTAAAAAGATTTGACGTGAGTGTAATTTTCTTAACAATTTCTCTATCACGCGTGTCAAAGAATATTCTCCATGGAAGTTTCTCAATACCCTTGAGCTGGTTACCGGGGTAATATCCGACGTTCAATCTTCGACGTATAAATGCATCCCCCGCTACATCGAGCTTAGCTTTGATATTAGCAGTCGCTGATTCGTGTGGCATGATGAATTCGGGATTTATCTTGAAGTCACCCAATGCATTTTTTGTTAAAGCTGGTTTCTGTTCAAGTAACGTATCGCTACCAACGTACTCGTCTATGTGAAATTCGGCAGCCTTAATCCGGATCTGATCCACAGCTCCTTCATTTGTAATGGAATTCGCGAACCGTTTACTTATCAACAATTCTGAAAATCCCTGTTGGTCCGGGTCCCGATTACTGGGATCGTAATAAATGATCCTGTTTTGGATAGACGCGCTATCGTATGTGTTATCACTTGAATACGTTCCACCAAACGAAATTCGTTTCTCACCTGCTGTAGACGTGTTGGTCGATCCGTCGTTTGTACCAACATACATGATATCCGAAGATAAATACCCTCCTATGACAGTGTTACCACGGACGTTTTGTGCGAGAGTAAAAAAGTGGGATTCCACTCCACCCGGTGGACCTATGTATTTTTGTATATTATCAACCGTATTCGACGTCCAATCGACACACCCAGAGACCACAATATCACCACTGCATATAGCTATGTCTCCAAAATGATCACCTGTGGCATCATCCGACACTGTAAACTGCATTACATTCGAGGTGTTAATAGGGTCGAGTGTCGGGTGGCCGATGATGGGACCCGTAAACGGTATCTGGTCGGGGAAGAAAAGTTGTTCCGTCGCTTCAAACCAGTTTGTACCACTCCAATCGAACACGTGCAAACTACCCGCGTGTGGAATAGGTTGAACTGCATACTCTCGTGGTGGATGTTTAATCAATGCAGCCAAACGATCCCCCTGATAATCAATGTTAAACGTTTCGCCCATACGTCCACCCGCACTAGAACCAACGAGTGCGGATGGGTATTTATTCCAGAATCCCTGAATAATCGGTTGTTCGATCGTATTGTTTGTCGATTCGGCATTAAGATCTTCCTGCCATTCCCATGACTCGATTTTACCCACGTGTGTAGCGAGCGTTGTTCCGTCAAGTGAATATCGGGGAGATCCTACTATAATACGCGCACCATCCGGAGAAATTCTCACACACGTTCCCGTAGCTGTAAAATCAAATGCTGTATCTTCGGGAACGTGACCAGAATACCCCGATGTCGGGTTATAATCATTTCCAACGAATGTATCTTCGGTATATCCATGAATCTCCGAACCCATAATGAGGGGAATACCTAGACTTTCTTTAGACACGCGTGTATAATAATCAGATTCTCGTATTTCCATAATACCACCGACGTAAGATGTAAAATTATTCGTACCCGTGCGCGTACCCTCGACGCTGAGATATAACGTATCATTCGCATAATACATATACCCGGTCAGGTTTCTAACGGTTCCCGTGACAAAAAGGTTATTATGTATTCCGGGTACCGATGACAGTGCAGAGGGAAACGTTGACGGAATAATTGTTTTATGTAAAACCCAATCGGAATTGAGTTCTCCGGGATTGTGTCTATGATAAATATGAACTGCACCGGTAGTTTGTGTGCCTGCGACGAGACCCGTGAGATAATCAAGAGGGTACCTAGATAAAGTATAAATAGTATCACCCTTAACCTTCAACTCAAATCCTATAAACCAATTTTCATCCACGAGTTTTGCCGTTTGAATCCATACATTATCTACAGACCGCGCAAATACATATGACGCCCCTGATGTAGGAGTACCCGCGGCCGGAGGCGCTCCTTGGGGGTGCTCGGCAGCGCCTACAGCTAGTGTATCACCATCCAAACTTAAGGTCACACCGAAATTTTGACCAGCCACGCGATCCGTCGACAATAATGCATCGAAACCATTAAAATACCCCTGAGTAGACCATATGTTATGACTACCTTTAAATACAAATACCGCACCACCTCGTACGAGAGTACCCGTACCGGTTATGGGTTGAATATCACGATCGGGTGCACTCGCGGCTATCGTATATCCATTTGTTGAATCACCATCTATGACAACGCGGTACCCAAAACGTTCCCGAGTGGTTACACCACCAGTGGTGACCGACGACTGCGTAGTGCGCCATAAATTTCCTTCTCTTGGATCTAACGTTCGCTTCCATGACCAAAGAGAATTTCTATCCCCGGGCGTGTTTCTTGTAAACACGTAAATCTGACCCTGACCAGTAATATTCCAATTTTGATTCGGGTCTGTCGAACCATGTCTCGCTACATCACTAGATACCACCAGATGATCATCTTTCAGAGCCATATCCCAACCAAATCTCGCATTGAATCCAAACCTTTTAGCGGGTTCTCCATAAGGAAAGTCTTCATAATTGTAATATCGACTCCCGGGACCATTACTTCCAAATTCGGATGCCTCTATACCTTGTACGAGTTTCCATCTCGACGTGGCACTACCTGCGGTAACCCTTTTGTAAATGTATACCTTTCCAACTTCAAGTCCAGCATATTCAAATCCTCCGTATACACCCGCATATGCATAATGATATCGAGATCCGTTAGATGAGTTACTAAATACCCGAACCCATCCAGGAGTTGTACCATTCGCGGCGGAAGTCGGATTACCCGACCAATAACCACCCGGACATCCTACAGCGAGAAGATGTCCACTGCTCGACAGCGAAATCGTTTTACCGTAGTAAGAGTTTGTATATATACCCTGCTCGGTACTACTCGTATCACTGACCGACCCACCACCCGCATTGTCTCGCGTTTTCATTCCCAGTCTATTCCATCTAAAAGTTCCATTAGGTCCAGATCCTGTACCAACTGGTGGTGGTTGATCATCAACTTCGACAGACCAATGATAGGTTCTAACTATACCACAATTCGTCGTGGAATTTCCAGTGAGTGTCTCACCGGAAACGAAATAACCGGAAACGGCTATACGATTGCCATCGTTAGAAATATCAACATCCCTACCCAGTTCAAATTGTTTTGAACCACTTGTTTCATATACAATCTCTCCCGCGAGTGTATGCGCACCAATCGATGACGATGGTGTTGTTATGTTATACACAGCTGCACATCCTCTCACGATAGTAAGTTCATTTGGTGCATGATACCTCGGTGCACCTATTACCATTCGAGAGCCGTCACCGGATATAGCCACCGACCAACCGGATTTAGAGCCATATGAAGGTCCACCTGCCACGCTAGTAGCTGATGTATCATGAGGTATACTCGCCGAAGTAAATGGTATGTTTCCTTTGTTCCATTTTGGAGTATTAGAGCCACTAACAGCGAAATCGTACACCACTGCACATCCATGATCGGGATTTTGATTCGCAAGATTACCTGGTTGTGAATACACGTACCCAGGTACGCCAACCACGATTCTGTTACCATTCGATGACATGGATACAGATCGACCGAATTCGGCGGTGGATTGATTATTCGCAGATCCATCTAAAACACCCGTCAATAAGTCACCGTTCCCAACCTGCTCAATACCCTCCACCATTTGCGTCCATGTACCAGCAGATACGCGCTCGTATACATGGACTCTACCGTTCGTATTCGGATACGAACCGTAATGAGGGACTCCGACTACAACGCGACCACCATCAGCGGACATAGAGACTGAATGACCAAATCTTCCATTTCCATTACCATTTTTATCATAGCCAGATCCAAGTGGACATTTAATCCGTACCTCAAGATCCCATACACTACCCGTCCAATTATAAATATAAATGGAGCCACCATAACCATCACCATTATAGGGATACGTCCCAGGTATTCCGGGTGCACCTATAGCGATCGTCGTACCATCACTCGAGGCTGCGACACTATATCCAAATTGACTGTTACCCTGACCGTATGTATCCGAGGGTGGAGTTATAGTGGCACCGACTCGCTGCCAAGTATCATTTACGAACAAAGGATCTGGTATTCCGTACGTATACAGATAACCATATGTGGCAACTTTATTCGAAAACTCTGTAGATGTGATGGCTGTAGATGAATCTTCACCCCATATATACACATCTACACTTCCCGTACCATTATTTCCGTTCGGAGAGCCAACAATCGCCGCGGCTGTTGCACCCGAACCTACGGCACCCAGGGCTTCTCCACTATCGAGCATCACTACAGATTCACCGGCTAAGTCTCCATCAGATGCACCGAAGAGTACGGGTTGAGATGCATAATCGCGTGACATAGACGAGGTAATACCGCTGTTATTATGTATCTGGTATCCACCAAGATTTCTCCACGCAGATCCCCACCCCGTCGCAGAAATAGCCATAGTGTCACCATCCACGAGTACACCGACACTACCATATCGACCTCCCATTCCAAAATTCATCCCGCTATCCGGGGTAGGAGATTTAATGAACTGTACATACGACCACGCCGAACTGTAATCACCCGGTGTTGAACGCGCGTACACGTGAACACCACCAATAGATCTATTTACGTTAGAATATTCATTACCCGCCCATCCTATATACATATTATCACCTTCTACGGTCACCGCCGGAGAACTAGTCGAAACCGGAGTATTATCAGAAAACCAGTGATCATAAGTAGATTCCCCTATAAACTGTGTTTGTGTGAGTGTATTGGAAAAATATACATTTGGTAAAGTATCACCCGGATTGTAAAATGTTTCAGTTTGAACGTCGGGATCCCATGATGCATTTTTACTTTCGATAACTCGTACCCATCCTAAAGTTGAAATGGACTTTAGATACTTATCGCTTCCGAAAGCCCCGAATAAAGGTGTATCAGAATTGTATCCCCGCGAACCACGATCTATGTACGTATGCGGAATTGCGGAAGTGTTTGAAGTTTCTGCTTGATACGTGTCTGGCAGGAATTTACAGTTACTATTATGTAAAAGTTTCACCGCGTTACCGGGAGCACCGGCAACTATTCGTGTACCATCGGGTGTGATATCAACGGAATACCCGTACCTATTAAACGATTGATTATGTAATTCGAATGAACTACCATACTGACTCACCGCTTGTGGGTGAGGTATCATATCATAATACGTATTCGCGTCGTAACGGATCTTTTGATAAATACCGGTATCGTCATTTTCATATACCAATTGCCAGTTCGTACTACTGACAGCTTTGTATACGTAAATTTTATTCAGTCTCGGTGCACCCACTACAATTATGTTGGCGGCATCTTTTGTTATAGCAACACTTCGACCGAATTCACTCGCGGCGGGACCCTGAATAATAGCCGTAGACACCGTTCCATTGGCCCATCTCGTATCTTGATTACCTACTACCGTACCACTTGTGGTCATGACATGTACACGGTTTGCGTCCCATCCCGGTTCTCCCACGACCACGCGTGTACCATCCCAATTCGCTTTTACAGAGGCACCCAACTCACCCGATGGAAAACCATTAGGATATTTAATGTAATCGTATCCACCCCACGTAGTCGTTAAATTTCCAGATCCCTTTGTCCCTATTAATGTGTACAATGGTCTTGAAAAGACGTTGCTTATGATATCAGACTCACCTGGTGGAGTATATCGTATGATATCAAATCTACCGAGTGAAATAGAATTTGCAATATTGTCGCCGATAAAGTGTCCTCCAAAATCTTTGGATCCTACGAAATATATTTTGGTATCGAAAGAAATGTCAACAGCCGATCCCATACCAACGTTAAATTGGTTTCCGTCTAGTTTATATGAAGCGGTACCCGATGGTGATGCCCAAGTAACATCCTCGACGGGATACACCTGGCCATACAGCGTAGGTCGTGATATATAACCAGTCCCTGATGCCATTTATATATACACGGGATTTAAAAAATTTATAAAATCATCACAGTACTTGTTCGTGCGGGTTGTGCGGTGACAACTTGTTTCTTTATAAATATGTTTGTAGTCTTCACCTGAAAACAATCTACGTCATCTAAAACCTGTAGATTTTTACTTATGTATACGTTACCAGTTACCTTAATTTTATCTGTATCAGTGTCACTAATCTGTACATTAGACCCAACCTGTAAGTCCGCCATCGGTGCATCTGTGGCGATTCCCACATTACCGCTGTTGTAGAAAATAGTATTGTTAATACCAACGGCCGTCCATACACCTACAGCTCCTCCACCCGAACCACCGGTTAAATCTGTCGCCCAAACAGGTTGTAAACCGTCACTTTTTAAGACCTGACCGGCTTCACCTAAACTGAGTTTTGCTAATTGAGTACTACTAGTCGCATAAAGAATGTCACCGGATGTATACGGAGAGGGTAATCCCACTAGCGAGGGTGTCACAATCGACCACGTTGGCGTCGATCCGGTACTCGTTAAAACCTGACCAGATTGACCACCTGTAGTATACGATTCTATGTTTGTTATTCTAAGTGCGTTGCTCGTAATGTCATTTCTAATTGATGTCACGTTATTCGTTAATTCCAATCGAGTCGCTACACCTAATAACTGAGTACCGTCACCTAAGAATGTCGCCGCTGTGACACCACCCGCGACTGTCACGTTACCACCTGCTGTTAAAGATGTGACGGGATTCAAAAAACTTACAGTTTGTGTAGTAGTGTTACCGTTAACCGTAACCTGCTCCAAAGTACCAACCTGTCCCGAAACCCCTGAAATACCCTGCCATCCGACCTCACCGGGTGCTATGATGGTAAGAACGTGACCCGTCGTTTGGCCTATAGATATATTCGCGGCTTCTATAGCTGAATCAGCGTATATCATATCACCGGGCGCTACCAAAATATCCTGGAGATTCAATGACCCACCCGCACTAGATGTATATTTTTGTGTGGCACGTCCGACTGAACAACGTCCCATTCTTATAGTTGTATGAGACATTTTCCAGGGAGAAATTCATTCGTTTCTTCTTTTGGTTGATCGGGTATGTTGAACCCACCCTGCCTATACACACGTAGACGTTTGTTATACATGGCAAAAAATACGGACCAGTGATCCACCACGTCGTAAATCTGGGGGTTGTTCTTTTTACCCTTCGTTTCGCGCATGATACGACCTATACTCTGTACAATATCCGATTTGGGTGTCGCGAGAATCACTGTATCGAGTGTGGGAATATCCAAACCCTCGTGCGCCTGACTGAATGTGGCGAAGATGATCTGTTTTTTACTCGATTCCGCGAGGTCCTCTTCTTTCATACCTCCCATATAGAGACCGGACGTTGTTTTGAACTTATTGTGTAAATATTCACAATGAAACCGACGGTCACTGAGAACGAGAATTTGTCGCGTTGTTTTCGCGAGATCTTTGATTGTCTGTAAAATGAGTCTATTCCTATCCGGCATCTCTGTGAGTTCCGTGATCATAGTAGGAAGCGACAATTTACCGAAACGCGTACACGGAGGAGGATCCTCGAAACGTGGGCATGTATATACGAGTGGAAACATATCGACCTGATCTTGGTTTTTGCGCTCTACCGAAAAAAACGTAGGGCCCATGAACCAATGTAGAACTTTCGTAAGTCCATCCTTTCTGTTCGGTGTAGCAGACAATCCGAACGCGTGTTTGGGACACAATTTGAAAAGACTCTGACTGAATACCTTTGCGCATATATGATGCGCTTCATCGACGATGAGTGTGCCTATACTATCAAAATCTTCGAACGAATACTCTTTCAAAGAGAGTGATTGAAGCATGGCAATCACGAAATCGCAGTTAACCTCTTTCTTATTTTGTTGAACAATGCCTATACTCGCACCTGGACAAAACTGTTGAATGCGCTCTTTCCATTGGTTCGCCAAAAATTCTTTGTGTACGACAATCATCGTTCGATATCCGAGTTTACATGCTATGGCCAGGGATACGGTCGTTTTACCGAAGCCGCATGGTAACGATAAGATTCCATGGCCAGCTTCAATAGCTTTAGAAAGTGCTTCATTTTGATGCGTTTCATCTCTTAATTTTCCTTTGAAGGCTATTTTAATTTTTTCAGGTTTGGGTCGGATATCTTCCGTCACTTTCCCAAACTTTTCTTCGGCATAATATCTCGGTACGCATAATCCAGATTTTGCCTTTCTGAACACCTTAAACGATGGAGGTGCTACACCAAAATCTGCATTAACGATCGGGCGAACCGTGAGTTCTTTTTTTATTTCCGGAGTATCCGGAACTACACACCCAGATCGCGTAAGTTTCATACGATAAGTGGGTCTAGAAGCTTTATACTACTCAACTTCCACGTGAATCCACTATGTTTACCAACATTCCAACCTCCCATAAAATCTGATATGATCTCTACCTCATCAGCTTTTTTGAGAGACTGTACAGGTGCACCTTCATATGAACACATGACGCGACGATACCTGAAAGGAATCTTCACCGTAAGAACGTTTCCTTCGAGTGGGTTATCAACATTCGGTCCATGAAGCGTTATACGCGACTGCACCGAACGCACTTTGAACGCAACTTCGTCGGGTATGGTAAGTCGCATATACTTCTTATCATTGAAGTCGAACATGGATGTATGTACGGAACATTTACATTTTATTCTCGTAAGAGCTATACTTTGTCGTGGCATACACATTAATGTGAAAATTTCTTTATTTTACTTACATCGAAATAAATTATTTTGGATTCCAGCGGAGGAAATATGGAAACACTCCGATGGCTATAAATAAAATAATTAAATCCAATGTCAGGACTTTGGACTTTATGTCCGGGCACCAATTTTTATAATCCTTAATTTGTTTCGAGTCTTGTGGTTTCGCCCAATGGTAGAACATGGCGAGATACGTGGGTCCCATGTTTCGCTTACAATCGTAATGATGATCGTAAAATGCTAACACGATGTAGGGGAAGTACAAGAGCGCTAACAGAATCCACTTATTCTTCTTCGGTAAGAACCAATACCCACCCGCTAAAGCTAATGTAAACCATATACATTTCCAGTTCACGACCGGTTTAACATTGTAACATTCTTCTTTCTTTTCAGAGTCCATGTAAAATATCTTGAGAAAAAAAATTAACAGTTAGAGAGATAAATATATCTACATGTAATAAGATGGCTCTATGTTCGCTGAACATTTTGCCACAAAAGGTGAAACATACCACGCGTAAATATAAAACGTGGAGGTTTGCATCCGAATTTCTTATTCGAAAAAATGTAACAAAAGATCAAGCTGAATTGGGTCGATGGACGAGAGATCGACTCGTTGACCTCGGACCTACATTTATAAAGCTGGGTCAAATCGCATCTGCACGCGCCGACTTGTACCCACTCGAATTTATTCAGCAGCTCGAGACATTGCAAGATGATGTACCACCGATAAACGATGTAATGTCTTGTATAGATACGTCACAGTTTGACACGTTCGACCCTGTACCATATAAATCCGCGAGTATTGGTCAAGTGCACAAGGCTACGCTCCATGATGGAACGGATGTTGTTGTAAAAGTAAAGAGACCTGGGATATACGAGATGATGAAGGAAGACACGGATACCATAGTAAAGATTGTAGAATTTCTGGAGAAGATCGGTGTAGATACCGGTACGAGTACGAACTATGTTCTCAAAGAATCGATCGAATACCTGCTCGCCGAAACCGATTACGAGCGTGAGACCAGGGACGCCATCATGTTTAAGCGTGCCATGAGAGAAATAGACTGGATCAAAGTGCCGGGTGTGTATAAGAACATGTGCACGGAGGATATGATCGTGATGGAGTTTGTGTATTCTACGAAATTGACTGAGATTCCTGATCCACGGGTAAACAAGAAGAAGATATGCGAAGCTCTCATAAATTCATATCTTGTTCAGACTATGGAAAAGGGTTTTTTTCACGCGGATCCACACCCGGGGAATCTTGGATTTACCGAGGATGGTAAACTTGTATTTTACGACTTTGGACTGGTGATACCTCTTTCAAAAGAACTTACGGAAGGGTTTAAAGATCTTTTTGTGTGTATAATAGACCGGAACACGAAAGGGATTGTCGAGATTCTCATAAAGTTAGGCGTCATCACACCCACGACGACGGATTTGAGTGACATCGAACTTTTTTTCAAGACTGCACTCAATTATCTTGAAACGCTCGACGGTAAAAGTGTGAAAGATGATATTTTAAACGATGATATACTCATCTCTCTCGCACAAAAGAAGCCGTTCATAGTACCCACGTCGTTTGTATATTTGGCAAAGACCTTCTCTACCATAGAAGGCACCTGCGTTGCACTTGATCCCATGTTTACGTATTACGATTACCTGGAACCCATGTTACAAGAAACCGTCGAGGAGGCGATAGACGTAAGAAAAATGTTGACGACGGCCGTGGAAATGCCCGGAAGGATTCGAGAGATTAACTCAGCAGTTCTTAATTTAGAAAAATCGAGAACGACGATGAAAAGATCTATGGAGAAGACGAGACGGGAAGTCAAAAATGCTCAATATACAGTGTTATCGACCATTTTTGCCACGAGTATGATTGAACATGGCTATATGAATGAATGTGTTGTATTTTTATTGGTTGTGATCGTATTTACTGTTCGTAAAAGTCGATCTTAGCGGGGGTGGTGGTAGAAGTAGACTCCTCTGTTGTAAAAAAAGCCTTGTGTTCCTCGAAAAGCTTCTTGGCCCGTTTCTTCTCATCCTCAGCGATGCCCTTGAACGCGTCACCAATCTTATCGAGCTCACTCTTGCGACGCTCTCTGGTTTCCTTGCCAAACTTCTTAAAACGCTGCTGTGTAGACATCATGATAGTAGGGGAAGACATTAAAGCGAACATGGTAACTTGCTTAATCTACATTGAGATTTTTATCTCTAAGCCCTAACGCTTCTAATTTTTCCTCATATTCCCTGCGCTCCCCGGGAGATTTGATGATTTCTCCGTGTTTGAGAGCCCTGATTTCCGGACCTGTAAGTTGAATAGCGTCCACCCTGAAATCCTTGAACGCTCGCATAGTAATAGGAACGAGAGGCTCGATGAGGTCGTAAATAGCACGTGCGTAATCCTGGATTTCCTTTTGTGCGTGAGAATCCATTCGAAGATGGAGATAATGCATGAGGTTATGAAGGTTGATCTTCCAATAAAATTCCGTGTAAGTTGATTGAGGAAGATTCCCCCTGGCCTGTTCCCGACAACATCCATCTTCCAGAAGTTTTTCATAAATATCGAACGATTTCTCCAAGTGAACATGCGTCTCGTTTTGATCAATGTTCACCACACCCTCCGATCCCTGGTGATTGACCAGGGACTGTCTCCTAAGTTCCGAAGGTTCGTAATATTCCTTGGGAACGATTGAATATCTTGCGGACATCTCGTTCACACTCGCCGTCCTATGACGAAGGTGTTGACGAGCAATGTAAATGGGCATCTTGATATGAAACTTGAATTCGACCATTTCAAAAGGGGTCGTGTGCCAATGGCGCATCAGATACCGTAAAAGCCCAGTATCACCTCTAGAAGTCTTCGTTCCGTCACCGTACGATACCCGAGCGGCTTGTACGATCGAACTATCGAGATTTTCCCTGGGCATGTGGTCAACAAGCCTGACAAAGCCATGATCGAGTACCTTAATTTCCATTATATTTTATTATAGCTTCACTTCTTTAACAGGTTAAAACAAAGATCTCCATATGTACACATATGGAACCCTCGTTGGATACATGGATCCAGATTCAAGACGACACGAAGAAGTTTTCGGTACCCTACTTTTCGCTTCGTATTTGCTGTAATCAAAAGGTCAACGGTGAGTTACCACTCTTACAATCTATCACTAAAAACACACCCGGTGCCACCATTTTTGACGTGGGGGCTACCGGATCACAATTTCCAAAAGACATTGACGACTCGATGTCACTTCATTTATTCGATCCAGTGTTTAAACCTTCCGGAGAAGCGTTTAAGAATGATACTACCTACGTCATGTATAAGGAACCCGTTGATTACGATAAACCCAATATACACGTAAACAAAACTGTCGTAGACGCCGATGAACACTCGCTTCAAAAGTATTGCGATGCTCGTGGCATCAAGCACATCGATTTTCTCAAAATTGACACGGACGGGCATGATTTCGGTGTTCTAGATGGTCTCGGAAATATCACGGTGGATATGGTTCAATTCGAATATGACAATTTTTACAGACTACATTCATTGGATATAAAGGATATGTTCAAACGTCTCGAAGGTTGGCACTTTTTCTATATTTTGCCGGGTGGACTTATACCCATAACCGAAATGCGTGACGATTATATATACACGAACATATTCGCATCCAAGGAATATCCCCATAACATCATAAGGGATTACGTACCTGTTATGAATGGTACGACGATTAACACAAAACATGTCGGGGAATTTATATGCGAAATGTTTTGGGAGATGCGTCACATCACTGCAGATGAGATAAAAACTAAACATTGTGTCAACATTGATGAAGCGAGTAGAATTGATGCGGGTTGGAATTTGGAACAGGCGCTCAAGAATTATCACGCTATTTATTCTTAAAGACTAGGTTCGTATAATTTCAAATGAACGTAGACCAATACAGGGATATGGTGTACGAGATTACCAAACCGCCAAATATCGAACATACCGTATGGGCGGAGCATTCTAAACTATGTATGCTGTTCGTAGAGTTTAGGTATATGGACATTCTTAAATACAACATATGGAACATTGCAAACGTGTACGGTGGCGGTGATACATGTTTAGTCATTGTACATAGTGGGGACAATAAGGATATCATCATGGAAACTACTAAAGACTGGAAAAATGTCAGATATATTCAAGCGATGGAGAAAAATGAGTCTGTAAAAGCGTACGACACACTCATTACTAGTTATGAATTCTGGGACCGCTTCTCAGAATTTGACCATGTATTAACTAACACATGGGACTCGTACATATTCAAACGTATACCCGAAAAATTCTTCAAGTATGATATTGTCGGTGGTCCGTGTGGTCATTACTACGCTCTTTGGCAGAATCGTTTATTGAATATTTGTCGCGTGGGGTGTGATTGTGATCGATGTAAATCTGGTTGGCACCTGTTCAGAGCTGATAAATTTAAAGATTATCCAGGTCGTAAATACACTTTATTATGTGGTGGCTTTTACTTAAGAAAGGTCGAAAGTACGAAACATCTCTGTAAAAGTAAAAAGCATATGGGAGAACCAGATGATGTTTACTTCGCTATATCCGATCTATCTAGACCGTCCGTAGAAGAAGCGTCTGAGTTTGGGGTACAAGATTTTAGATATGACGGTGTACCCGTCGGATGTCACCAATTATGGCCCAAACACCCCGAAGAATATATACGACAATTATTTAAAAGAGGTGTCCGAGACTAAATCCTCTATCGACTTATAATATCTTTTGAGATCTTTCATGAACCTTTTATTATTCTCTAGGCACTCACACTCGGGTTTGTTCTTGTAAATCCACGCGAGATTGGATTTCGAATATTTCGTTCGCTTTTGGTTATCATTCGGCTTACGGGGTACGACCTTTTTACTCGCAGCTTTCTTAGTTTTGGGTAAAGGTTCGACCCGCTTCGTGTAACTGATAGCCTGCATAACCGTATCCGCCAAATCATCCTTCTTCTTTGATTTGTCGAATATCGGTAACCAATGAGTGTTTACGGTACCGGTTTCTAGAAACTTTCTACATCTTTCGATCGATACCTTTTTACGTTTTAGGTACTGCGCTTTACCGGCTCCACATACATCCGGGATCTTAAAACGTGCATCGTAGACGATAGTATCCGCACGAGGGGCTTTAATGACGAAATAGGCGTGTAAAAAGTGTTCGACCATCTTCATCTTTTTATTGCGATCTGGTTGTTTTTCAATAAGAATCGTATCACACGTGAGAACCCAAGGTCTCTCGTCTAGATGGTTTCTTAAAGAAACGTACACACCGTCTTTGTGTTCTGGTGGTATTCCCGATACGTCCCACTGTACTACGAGGTTTGACGTATCGTCGAATTGACACATGGCTAAATTTCGGATTCCGACATCTATACTAAGTATCATTCTCTAATATAAAGAAAATTAGGCTTTAAGTTCATTCAAAATATGCCGAGTAATTTTAATAAGATAGATAAACAGCAAATACATAATATAATGAATATGACTCTAGTAACAGTTTCTTTCATTCCTTCTAATAATCCACCTGGACCAAAAGGGTTAAGGCCTAAATCATCTAATGTTTGTTCCATGACATCACCCGCAGCACCTGTCGTATTTTTGATCACATCACCCGCTGGACCGAGTGCATCTAAAACACCCTTGTCATACTTATCGTTACAGGTCTTGGAGCAGAACGTGGGACATGGACCCTGTTTCCCATCATTAATCTTAGCTGTGCAAATGGGTTCGTCGTATTCTGGATTTTCCGCTTGCAACTCCTCAAGATTCTTGAAATTTAATTCATCTTTACCGATTTCTTCATACTCGTAAGACGCCCAATTATCGGGAAGGCAGTTTTCGATACAATCACCAACCTTTTCATTCGCAGCTCCGATTTGCTCGGAAACATAATACGCGAGACCACCGGCTGCTGTGTATTTCGCCACCGTCATTGCATCCACACCCTTTTTACCAGCTTTTCCAGCTTTTGCGGCATCCGCGGCGTCGTCAGCCTTTTTAGTAGCTTTTGCGACGTCGCCACCAGCATCCGCCACATCATCAGCCTTTTTAGTAGCTTTTGCGATGTCGCCACCAGCATCAGCCTGCTTACCAACATCTGCGACGCTGTCTAGTTGCTTTGTCGCTCCTGAGACTTCATCACCGCTTTTAGCACCCTTTTTAGCAGCTTTACGAACGCCCGAGGATATCATAGCACCAGCGCTTTTACCACTTTTAAGAGCACTCCCACCCACGCGACCCAAGCCTCTACCCGCTGCACTCGCACCGGCGCCGATTGCTTTTCCAAGCGCTGACATGGTTTATTATTGACACACATTTTATTTATAAACCGAGTAACTTCTCCGTGTTCATACCTTCTTCCTTGGTGGCATTCTTGTTGCATAGAGCGCCGTCGTCACGGTATCCGTCTGGACACGGTTCCCAACAGACACCCGCGATGTTCTTCCAACCGTCGGGACATTCGTATCTCCTGAACAAATCAGCAACAATACTCGGACCCTTCTTGATCTTATTACCGGTCACCGCATCCGTGTACCCGAGGGGTTCGCATAACAGACCGATTTCATTGTACCCCGTACGACGGTTTCTCGTGTATTCCTTCTTAGCAGGAATCCATTTCGCCTCGGCTTCTTTCATGAGTTTAATCATCGAGTCTTCTAACTCCTTTTCTCTCAGATATATAGCCTTGGAATCTTCCCAAGTTTCAACACCACCCAGGTATTCTTCCTCATATTTGAGGTATGCTGCGTTGACTATATCACGCTGCCCCTCATAATTCTTCTCCGCTTGAGTGAATTCGTCTCTGAGTTTCACAACTTCATCGATATTATCAGGAATGACTTCTCTGGGGCACTGATCCCAACAAACACCTGCGACGAGCTTTCTCTTCTTGGGGCATTCCAACACACCTTCCACTTCCTTCACCAGAGCGGGGTCCTCGAGACCGTTCGCTTCCACGCGGTCGGCGAGGTCGGTATTACCGCGCGCGCGTATTTCTGCGACAACCCTATTAACGTTACGTGCTTCAATAACGGCACAACGAGCGGGTTGGAATGAGCTGGGACCGCAGTAGTCGCGATCCCATTGGGGGACGACGAGTTTAGGTCCACCTGGAGGTTCGCAGATAGCACCCATTTTCGTGTAACCATTGGGGCATCTATCCCAGCATACACCTAAGATGCGATTTCTCTTTACGGGGCAATCGCTCGCCGCTTCCGCTTCTTGATAGAGGGACTTGAGAGGATTACCCTTTGCATCGAAACCGGGAGACCTGGTAATCCATTGTTGAACGGGTTCGGTCGTACCGGATGCCTTCGCACGAATACGAGTGGCTAAATCCGTTGCGCCGCGTTCATCGAGCATCTTAGTAATGCGCTCCACATCCATAGATTCAAGATCTTCACAGCGTTCGGGTTGATTCGCCATAGGACCACAGTATTCGCGTTTGTCTACGGTGACCTTAATACCCGGTCCACCCTCGGGGTGGCAAAGAGCGCCTACAGTCGTAAACTTAGTACCATACACCTCCTCATGCGGGCAATCATCCCAACAAACACCTGCAACTTTTCTTCTCATCTTAGGACATTCTAATATGTCTCCTATTTGCTTGAACTCCGCGTCGGACACAACACCGGATGTTGCTTTTTCTGAAAGCTCTGTCTGACCCTTATCCTTGAGCGCTTGACTGATAATTGTCCATTTCTTCTCTTCGTACGCCTTACACAATGGCCTTTGATACGAGCTAGGTCCACAAGTTTCACGATCCCATACAGGTACCTTTATACCTGGTCCGCCCTCGGGGTGGCAAAGGGCGCCTACAGTCGTGTACTTGATTCCATTTTCGGCTTGGAACTTAGAACATTCGTCCCAACAGACACCCGCGACGTTCGTTTGATCACTGCGTTCATTGGATCTATGGGATTGACCTTTTCCAGCAGTATCACCACCACCACAGTAATACCTATCGAATAAATTTTTCTTAATACCGATACCGTGACTGGGTTCGCATAGAGCGCCAATCGTTTTGTCACCACTTTTACATTCGTCCCAACAGACACCGGCGATCAATTTACGGTTCTCACCGGGGCGAGTGGAGCTTGGTCCACAATACTGACGATCCATGAGTGTTTTCTTGATACCAAATCCTCCGGCGGGATTACAAAGAGCTCCATCGTCACTGTCACCTACCATACATTTATCCCAACAGACACCCGCGATAAGTTCACGGTTTTCGTTGGGTCGCGTCGAGCTCGGACCACAATATTGACGCTTCATGAGCGTTTTCTTGATACCGGCACCCGACTTGGGGTGGCACATAGGACCAACACCCTTATACGTATCCCCGAGCTGTGGCGTTTTTTTAACACCGTTTGGTCCATCGCATGGCTGGTAACATAAACCAGCATCCTTCTCAGATTTTGTACCCTTACACACACGTAAAGGCTTTCCAACACCTCTACCAAAGCTATCAAACCCTGCCTGTTTACGCGTCTCGCGGTACGGCCAGTGTCCTATCCAACCACCGGGCTTTTTGCATCCTAAGAATCCATCAGATTTCCATCCATTGTTACACGCCGCACATTCGAGTAACGAACCGTTGAACCATTCTGAACCCTTATTCCTACAATCCTCGTAACACATGGCACCACGTTGAAGAGGTTTATCGGAAGGGCAGTTCTTTTGCCAACACACGGGTCCGACGCCCTTGTATGTATCTCCATGCTGGTCCGACTTTCTTTTACCGGTTGGTCCATCACACTTCGGATAACAAAGAGCACCATCCTTCTCTTCATCGTCGGCACACCCCGGGAGTTCACCAGCTCCGCGTCCAAATGCATCTAACCAACAGCTCGTTCCGTCGTCCCGTAGACGTCCTCCATACGGAGGGTTAGTACCATCTCCGAGTCTCACATCCGTACAGCTTAACTTCTTGGCCATAGACGATTTCTTCGGGTAGACGTCGAGCCAGCAACTCGTACCGTCGTCCCGCAGATGTCCTCCATACGGAGGGTTAGTACCATCTCCGAGTCTCACATCCGTACAGCTTAACTTCTTGGCCATAGACGATTTTCGAACATACGTATCCGACCAGCAGCTCGTACCATCGTCGCGCAATTTCCCATATTTAGCCTTCCATTCACCTTCGGGGTGTTCATCCGATTTAGGACCGTCGCACGAATATTTCTTAGCGGGGCGAGACTTCTTAACTTCTGTATCACGCCAACAACTCGTACCATCATCGCGTAAACCCTTGCCATGTTTATGTTCCCAATCTGAACACGGCTTCTTTATTGTTATTGATGATTTTCTCGGTAGAGTATCACGCCAACAACTCGTACCATCATCGCGTAATCCTCTTCCATATTTATGAGACCATTCATCACACGACTTTTTCTTAGTAGGAGCAGATTTAATAGGAATGGTGTCCTTCCAACAACTCGTACCATCGTCGCGTAAATGCTTACCATGTTTGTGATGCCAGTCGGAACAGGGCTTTTTTTCTGCCATAGAAGAGCGTAGGGGTATCGTATCTTGCCAGCAGCTCGTTCCGTCGTCGCGAAGACCCGCACCGAAATTATCACAAGCGCGAACGTTCGCAGGTCTAGATCGCTTCGCTTTCGTCTCGAAGATCTCCTTTAGAGTGACATCCAGGATTAGTTTAGTGCTCACCGTCATTAAAAGTGCCGGTAGCCCCGCCGTTCCCATTACTAATATCGGAGTCAACATTGCTGCAGTCTTTATCATTTTTACTGGATCTCCGGACATTAAGTCATCAGCCCTTTGCATGAACTCCTCCTTATAGGCGCGCGTGATAGTCGTACCCAAAACAAGTTCAAAGAACTTTTGTGCATCGTTCGTATTGCAGTCGTTATTTTTATATTCCATACCGTATCGGCGACAATATTCCTTCGTAAAATTGCAGACACCCCTATCCATATCAAACGTCACTCCTAATTGTGCAGGATCGATGGCATTAGAAATCCCCGCAAGTTGACGGCGTTTCGTGCAGAATGCGACTAAACCACCATAATCCGCTGCGATGACCATTTTCGCGCCCGTGGGATAGTTCGGAAAAACGAGTTCGCCTTGAGGATGTTGTGTTCGTAACTCTGAAAATGGTACCTCAATTGTATTGGGATTGTCTGCGTCTCCGGGATTTGTGCGATCGGTGATATACACACGATCTGTATACACACCCGCCGTGGGGTTAACGTATTCGATTTCGAGTGGAGGTGGTTTGAAAAAGTCGTTATGTTGAAGCCAGATATCACGGGATGCCGCATTCCACGTTGCCGCACCATCTCGGGTAAGTGTGATACCTTCTCTATTTGGAGAACTTGCCCACTCAACGAGTTCGAGCATTTCGTACTTTTCTGGTTCGAGAAACTCTTTTAGATTTTCATAGATGAACACATCACGCTCTTTATGATACTTAGCCACGGTGTCTATGGAGAACTGTTCAATTTCAATGGGGAATTCTGGTTCCGGTGTACCATTTTCTTCCGCTGAATCAAGATCCATCGAGTACTTATCCCATATCGGGCCTATGACTGGATCCAACCCCATCTCTGGTATTGCGTATTGTTCTAACATTTGCATGAAAGTAAGTTCTAGCGCCATTATATACTCGTCCGGGCAGAATTCATATAAAGGGAAAAGACGGGGGAAATCAATATCAGGGTGATTTCCTATAGCTTCGTACTCTCCGTTATCTATCGCACGTTTACCCTTATCTATCATACCCTGTGATGTATAACTGTTATAGCCGTCGACGTCGAGTAAATCAAGAGTTATAGACACTGCATCGAATAATAACATTACCGCACCAATTGGACCACCAGCCATTCTCATAGCCATTTTACCCGCCGCCTTCGCTCCCGCGGCTGCCATCTTTGCACCGGCCCGAACTCCCGCCGCCGCAATTCTTGCACCCCTAGCAGCTGCACCTGCTCCTCTCGCCCCCATAGCAGCACCCTTGACAGCCGCAGCACCACCCTTAGTAGCCGCAGCACCACCCTTGACAGCCGCAGCACCACCCTTAGTAGCCGCAGCACCACCCTTAGTAGCCGCAGCACCACCCTTAGCAGCGCTTTCGGTGACTTCTTGAGTAGCCTTTGCAGTCGTCTTTTCGGTGGCTTCTTGAGTAGCCTTTGCACCTCCTTTTTCGAGGGCTTCTTGAGTAGCTTTTGTTGTCGTTTTTTCAGTAGCTTTTGCACTCGCTTTTTTCACACCTTGTTCGATAACTTCGCCTACGATAATACCAACCGCGATTTCCTGACCGATTGTCTTAGCTAGTTCCAACTTTTCTTGGAATCCAGGTTTGACCCCCGGCTTTAGTTTGCAACACCCAGGATTACTCGGATCATCTTCATAATTACCGTAACACCCCAATTCTGGATTAGCCGGGAATGCGCAAGCGTTTTTGACATTTTTCTTGATTTCATCTTTAACTATTTCCGGATCGATACCTGCATCAGTAAGTGTATTAGTAAGACGTTCCTCAACTTCTTTGGGTGTTTCGACAACAATCTCAGAAGCGGGGCGTAATACTTCGACCGAATTACCTAACTCAGATTTAGGTACTTGTACAACCTGTTTCGTAGAGGGATCGTATTTCAAAACGGTTCTATTTCTCACACTTCGTCCAAGGAGAATGAGGACTATGATTATTATGATAAATATCCCAATACGAGCAGCCCTCATATCCTCTCTTTGATATAGCCCTATAAAAAAATATAACTTAAAGATTGTTCACGGATACTAATCATGTCTTGGTGCTGGTGGTGCTGTCATGATTTTGAGAGTGACCCCCTGGCGTTACCAATTAAACACGATGAAAGACGAAACAAATTTGTAGTCGCTGGTAAGTTTTGTTCTTGGAGTTGTATGAAAACGTACGCACTTGAAACATACGGCCTGAGCAAGGGGAGTATTATATGCGGTAATATCGTGATGTTGCGGAAAGCGATGTACAGTAAAATTGGTCGCATTAAACCTGCGCCCAAGAGACAGAGACTCATAGAATTCGGTGGTGACCTGACGATAGAGAAGTTTAGAGAAAATGCGGACCTTGATACAAATCCGAATACAGAGGTGGTACAGGAACTGGAAGTAGACAAAGTTATACCCATCACAAATGCAACAAATAAGATGTACGAAATAAAAGGCGCGACGGGAACGAACGAACCGTTACGCCTTAAACGTGCAAAGCCGCTTAAGAGAGACCAGAACAATTTAGAAACTGTTCTGGGACTGGTTATCAAACCAAAGAGTTAGAAGGGGTACAATTTAGACACGTGTCACCTGCATATACGAACGAACAACATTTGCATTCGTTCAGAGGTACTATGTTTCGCTTTTTGAGCTTATTGTGTGAGTACAACACGAGATCACGGATGGTGTATATTCCATATGCTACCATAGTTTCGAGATTCGGGAACTTCATTTAATCTTAATACAAGCGCAAGCCTTATTTACCTTTAGCATGACCGAGAAGCTATCGATCATGGGAGGTACCATGGTCTTCAAAACAGTTTCAAGTTCGGAGTCCTCCTCACCCGCGTCGATTTGCTCGATGACGGAGTAGATAAGGTCGATGACGAGATCCTTCTTTTCAGGTCCGACGAGACCCTTCATGCTCTGAACATCCATCATGAGAGTAGAGACGAGTCCACAGATGTTCTCCTTGTTGATACCGGTCTTCTTGTACTTGTTCACAAGACGGGTAATCTTGTTCACGATCTTCTCATTATCTTTGCCCTTGGTAGCGTACGACTTCAAAATGTTTTCCATTTTTATAAACCTACATTAAAATCTTTAACTATATAAATGGTAAGCACCGACGTACTTATAGCTACAAGTGCTATTTCTATAGGCGTTGCACAGATGATATTCAGAATTTCTACAGTTAAGCACGAGAAGATTGATGTGAACACGTATCCTCTTTTGTATTCGGGTATAGTTGCCAGTATACTTTGGTCGTTGTATGAATACAGAATAGGAGCTAGTTATTCGGTTGTATATTCGATTCTCGGTTTATTCGTGCAACTGTATATCTTACACGAACTCAAATCGAGAGAGCGCAGAAGAGAGAATGCGTACTGAAGGATATTTAGTTTTTCTTCCAACGAGAGTTTCCCAACGTTTCGTACTACATGAACTATAAGCATACATACGATATACGTAGCTTCATGTAGTTCCATACTTAGTTAATTGAAATTTTTACGCTTATTGGGGCGCCACATTGTTGGTTTGTAGGAACGTCTCACTGCGGGCGGTGGTGGAACTATTGACATTGTTGTTGGTTTTGCTGGAATTATTGCCACCCTTCTTAGCATACGCCATGTACACAGTACCTAAACCTACGAGGATGATAAAACTCGCGAAAACCATACCGGTAATGGAATAATTAACCTCGGAATCCTTGGGCTTGCACGCTTCCTTGTCAGCGTTAAGAAGTTGATACACGAAAACAGCGGAAACGAGTAAAAGAACACCACCGATGATCATCATGGGACCAGCCGCGGACATGCCTGGGGTGGAAATAAACTTACGAAGACCAAGGGTCGCCGCAGCGGTGATCACGATAGTTATGAGCTGAGCGAGATACACCTTGCGATTCTCAAACTTTTCAACTCCACGAATAGCGTCACATTCGTTGTAATGCTTAATACCCACGACATTCACGAAAAACGTGACCGCGGCGAGAATAGCAATACCCATAAGGGCAGTTACACCCATATCTTGAGAAAAATTCATCTTTACTGTATGTTGAGAAAAAACTACACGTCCGTGTATATGTCCCAATTTCTCCACATTTCGCCATAATCATTCGTACCGGCCAGGTCTGAATTGTCAGCTCCCCTGGCATTGTTATATTTGACTTTTGCAATACGACCGAGATCAAAGTCTATGAACTGTTCACCGTTGTCGATCACGTGTTTCCCAATGAGACATGCACGTGGAAACTTCCTCACGTGATCAATACACGCGTTTATGTAGGCACCTGGACCCGTAGGAGCTAAACAGTCCATCCCGTAATGTCTGTTGCCTATGTTCCATAGGATGATGTCGATCATCTTCTTAGATATGGGATGTTTGGGAATAGAACCTATGAACCCCGTTGTCATACAAAGCTGCTGCTGGGGTGTGTCCACGCATACGTAAAACTCTTTGTTCAAAGCGTCCAACTCGTCGAGTGGTTTATAGCACTCCATTCGAGCATCTGTGTACCAACCACCTTCGTTATACATGATGAGATGGCGCATCAAGTCACATTTATACGAATACGGCTTTAGGCTGTGGTATGCTTTTAGTATATCATCGTTAAAGTGCTGCTTGATGTAATTCTCACAAGATTCTCCGGAATATAGTTTGACTTTGTACCCCGGATTGAAACGATACCATGATTCGACTGCTTTATTCATCCCTTCCGGTAATTTGGGCATTTTGCGGTGGTCTACTATGATCACTTTATGAATGACCTTAGGAATCATAGATAGTTAAAGAAGGTATCCTCTAATACACTATGAAGATCACATACGCCATCACCGTTTGCAATGAATCCAGGGATCTATATTCTCTCATTTCATTCTTAAAGGATGTGATAGACGAAGAAGACGATATTAACGTACTCATAGATACGGCGCATACCACCGAAAGTGTGAGATCTGTCATCGATCATTTCAAAGAAGACATAGTGACATGTGAACGTGCATTCGACGGAAATTTTTCGGATCATCGAAATTATCACATTTCCAAATGCTCGGGTGACTATATTTTTGTGTTAGACCCAGATGAGATGCCACAGGAACTAATGATAAAAAACGTAAAGGAACTTATCACCTCCACCGATGCAGATTTTTTCATGATACCCAGAATTAATATTGTTTTAGGAGCTACTCGTAAGTGGTATGAGGATCACGATTTCGGGGACAAGGTAAATGAACTTGGATGGGTCAATTGGCCCGATTATAACGGAAGAATTTTCAAAAATAACGGGGTCATCAAGTATGGCAACGCGTTACATGAGAAGATTCAGGGTTTTACGAACATGAAGGTCATAGTGGATAATCCTAAAATCGCACTATACCACATAAAATCGGTGGACAAAGATAACAACAGGTGGAGTAATGGATCGTACGTTTCTCCCAAAAATGACAATCTATATGACAAGTTAATGTAGAATTAACATGTCGTATAAACGAGTTGCCTGGAGTGGGGTTCGAACCCACGAGGTGAAACACCAGACGATCTTAAGTCGTCCCCCTTGGACCACTCGGGCATCCAGGCATGTTGTATATTAGACGCATTCTTTTAAGTATCTAAAGAGAAAGAACATAACGAAATATATGAGTTACATATTAGCATCTTCCAAACCTGTAATTAAACCAGCGACGGATTACGATAAATTGAAAACGAAACTTCGTAACGCTACTACAGGTTATGGGACTGCTATCGTAACCAGTTACTTCATCACTCAGGGTGCAGCGGAAGGTGTTTCAGCGACTTTGGGTGTCGCATCTTCGCTCGCGTATTTGGGAACTCTGACAAAGTATGTGGACGAGCTAGAGAATGCTCCTATGCAAACTCAAATTCTTATACCAGTGGCCACGGTCATCTTCGAGTCTATGTGGAACAATGCACCGTTCAGTTTTGATTTTGATTACGGGGCTACGTTTGTCGGATTTTTAGCGTATAAATTTGCATTGACATCTGTTTTGTATGAAACGGTAAGAGACATGATGATTAAGGATAGTTCTGGTGCGTATATAACTAGGGAAGTCGAATATAACGATCTCACAGTGGAAGAAGAATACCGAGATGCTTCTTCATACGAAAAATTATAAAAAAAATCATTTCATTACAAGGATGCCTTCTCCAATAGGCGTTGCTATGTTTTATTTTTATGTATTACATCGTCTCTCAAAACGACCAAAATGTCGTAAACGTTCACCGATAGTGAACTGGGTTTAGCGAGTAAGTTCCAGGGTTCGCTTAGTAGTTCCAGTTTGGAGAATCTCGTCGATCTTGAGAGCGATGCTCTTTCCAATACCAGGAAGCTTCTTATCTCCTTCGTACACATCGGATCCAGACGTGATTTCAAAATCAATACCCCGAATAGTATTAGCAGCCTTGATGTAAGCGCGGGTGCGGTAAGGATCCTCGCCACGCTTAGATTCAAGAACGGCAAGCTTTTCAAGCTCGTCCGCGATGTACTCGTTCGTGTCAATTTCTTCATCACTTTCGGATTCGGTATCAGTGCTGCAGAAAGATCCTGTATCATTGGATGCGACAGACTCTGCATCGGAGTCGTAATCGGAATCGTCCTCAGAGTTGTAGTAGTTATCGAGAAACTCGTCAATCTTGGCGGCGATAGAAGGACCAATACCCTTGGTGCGCTTCGCACAAGAGACACCATCAGTCACCTCGTACGTGAGCTTGGCGATGATTGCAGCCGCGTTCTTGTAGGCGCGAGCCTTGTACACGTCGGACTCCTTGAGAGAGATGAGCATGAGATGGTTCGCGATCTCCTCATTGATGGGGCAAGTCTCATCGGAAACGAGAGTAACATGACTGACGGTAGGCTTCTGCTTCAAGTCGTAAAGCTCCTTGAGAGCCTTGACTTTCTCTTCCTCAGACTTGAGGAAAAGTTCCTTGAGCGATTCGATCTTCTCGCGAGACTCCTGGTTGAGCTTCTCGAGCTTGAGGATGTAATCGGTGACAGAAGAGACGCGCATCATCGTTTGTGTATAGATTGTGTATATGCTTTATATTGGTTTAACTTAGGTCTTATTTTTGAACGACGATGATGAACACGAGTTTAAAGAAGTTGCTTTATATAAATCCAATGAACATAGATAACATTCCCAACCACGTCAAGAGAATCCTCCAAGACAGAGAACTCACCATCGAAAAGAAAATGCATGCGTTCATGGCATTTATGCCGAAACTTCCTGCCGATCCAAAACAGGATCAGGCGTGGCGTGATAATGAAAAGTTAGGAGAACAGATTCTCCAATTAGTAAAGGATGGTAAACTCAAGATAAAGGGTTTAGATCGAAACGGGAAGATAATTACTTCTTCTTGTTAGGTCGAATGGCCCACATATTCTCCTTCTTGAACTTTTTATAATCAATCTCCTTGATTTTAAAAATTTCCATGATCTTTTGTTTAATAGGATGCTTCGTAGGAGGAACACCCTCGGTGACATCGGGTCTACCCTCATCAGGAGCTTCTGCAGGTTCAACGAACTCGTCTTTTTTGGCGCGAGTTTTAACTATTGGTCGAATAAAGTGCGTTTGTGTGAGTGATAACATCTACCTTTTTCTCCCGCCAATTCTTTAATAATGGATAATCCCGGCAGCGTTGAGAATGGATTTAGTCACTGCCATGAGAACGAGCCCGGACGCAATTTCAGGGTATTCCATTTTCATAAGACGACCGGCGATTGTCATTGGAAGTACCCATGCGACGACCTGAAACTGTGCATAGTCGATCGCATCCGGTGGAATCATAGAAGCCTGTACCCGCACGGGTCGAACTATTCGACGTGAGCGTACAACTTGTCGGCGTCCGATCGGACGGGAGCGTGGAGTGATGACAGGGTTAGCTAAAGCTATCATATCTAAGATATTTTGGCACGCTTTCTTTAAACGAGTGCACTTTTTAAAGTTCGCATCGCCTCTAGGACCTTTTCATATTTTTCCGTTTCCAAATTGGCGGGAACGTAAAAATTTAAAATATCTGCGTCAGATGCACTTTCCATGATACTTCCAGTCTGAAAACTCTGATGCTGAATCATAAACTCTTCGGTAAACATCATTGCGAACAGCTTTAGCATATTTTCGTGACTCGAAGCTCTCAGTACTATAAAACCACTACTCACGATCAAATCGTCTTCCATTATAACAGTGAACGTGAGCTTACCTCGTAACTTTGAAACGATAATATCGTTCGTCTTGACAATCCTCAAAGCTCTCGAAGGTAGTGTTGTTCCTGTATACACTTCGTAATCGTACATACACTTTTGTACCGATCCAATATCCAAATACTTATAGGTAGAGTCGTTGTTCTTTCGAAACAAGAAGTTTGCGTCGATGCATAGATCTTTTATTCGATCACAGTCTCGTAATTTTGTTTCAAGATTCTTGTACTGTTTATAGTATCTTCGAACGTTGAATGCATAGTCTTTAGAGATGAGTTCACTTTTCATGACATAATCATACGATGCATCCTCAATCTCTGTTCGCAATCCGGGTACTCCATTTTGCGTTGCCCATGTCTTAATTTCATCCACGATACGAGGAAGTTCCGAATCAATTGTACCACTTTCTGTGAACGCCATGGGTGTATTTTTCTTATGTAACTCGTAGCCTATTTTGGAAATAGTTCGAATAAATACCTGGTAATCTTCGGGAGGAGTCTTTGTTTTTTGGATCATGAGAATAGACGTACTCACACCCGTTCCACTTCTAGAAAACGTATTGCTTGGGAGTTCGAGTATTCCCAAAAGTCGATGCTCGTTGAGTATATATTCTCTAAAATATTTCAACTGTTGATTGCCCAAGTACCCATTTGGAACGATCGCAAAGAGAATACCGTTTTCACGTAAAAGATTCATGGACCGTTCTATGAAGAGGATTCCCAATTCTTGTTTTTTCCTATCACGACCCATCTTGTAATGTTGTAACACAGAAGCATCCATCAATATCGTCTTAGACCCAAAAGGAGGGTTTAGAAAACAGTAATCATAACTATCGTTACTGTCATCGTGTAGATGAATGCTATTACGCGTCTTTATAGATGAGGCTTTCCGGTCACGAATACCAAAATTAAAAGCTGCAAGCTCGGTCACCGTAGGACTGATATCCCATAAATCTATATTTTCCGATTCATACTCCACAACTAAATCACCCGTTCCACACGCGGGGTCTATCGCTCGTTTACATGGATAGCATATAGAAGCTAAAAACGAACCAATGGTGATGGGTGTATAAAATTGATCGAGGTTTCTATGGAACTTTTCCGAGCCTAATAGCATGTATACTCGCTGAAACGTATCTGCGACATCATAAGACGTTCTATTCAGAATATCTACAACTTCCGGATCGGCATCCTCTTCTTTTCGAAGAGCTTTGGTTATGACGTGTAATCGATCGTCCACGTTTATACCTCTATTATGTAAAACCTGATTAATCTCATCAATAAACTTGTGATTATACATCCTCATTACAATACTACACAATTCTTTAATCTAGAAGTTTGGTGAGCGTCTCTGCGGCCATGAACAATTCCGAATCTTTCTCGCGCTCCAATAGCCTCATAAGTCGAATCCCGTTAGAAACGACCTGTTCTTCCGTACATCCTCCCTGCATACGATTACAGACCCCGTGTCCTAGATATAGATTATCACGTGTGAAACCCCCGTTGGGATTACGGTGACAAAGTTCCATATAGTTCGTTTCGCTTCCATGTTTGGGCTTTGCTTGAGATACATCAATAACTTCACCACAGAATCGACATTTGTGAATTTCGCGATCTTCGAGTGGGAATCCCACAAATTTTGACTTGTCTATACCCTCGGAATTGTATAACTGTGTAACCAGTTCCATAATCGTATCATACGTTTCTTGGGGTGTGGCATGATCTTTAGATCGAACACCGATCGGTCTCGGAAAACAGTGATGGTTTCGCCATTCTTCTTGTGTAAAAATTGGATGCGGTGGTGCGTGATGTGGTGCACGATTGAAAATATAACTGTCGTGTCCGTACATGTCTGGATATCTAACATGAATGGGTACTCCGGATTCGTCAAATTTTTTGACCTCTTCGAACTTAACAATGCGAGTATTTCCTTGAGTACTTGCGGGTTGCATCGCGAGAAACGTCTTGAGAGCGGGGGTATCCTTTGAAAGTCTTCGCAACTCTTTCATCAGCTTCTTCACCTTTTCTCTATCGTCAAAATCGGATTCTGTCACATACCCTCTGGGGTAGGCGTCGGTGAAAATCTTTCCATCTTCTACAACTGCCGGTCGTAAATACCTGACGTATTCTTCACTCGTTAAAACTGGACAGTTCGCGGCTGTGAACGAATTGATCTTGAACCTTTGTGGATTTTGTGATACTGAAATTAACTTAACCGGAACCTTGTACACAAACGCCCAAGCGTCACTTTGTTTTTGAGGGAGACTAAGCTCTCGTGCGTGAACTGTTTTCTTTGGTAGAAGGTATGTCATTGTTTTTAATGAGCATCGAATCATCCTTGACTTAAGTTATATTTTAACGCATTCGCGAATGCCACTTGGCAGAAATCTCGGGAAATAACTCTTTTAGAGTTTTGAAGTACGTGGTTAAATGTTTCAACTCCGTATCTTCTTCATCAGTCAACGTCGTACGATCGGGAAAGAATCCCATCTTGATCGCGTCAAAGTGTCGGTGTCGTTTTATAAAATTTTCAAAAACACGAAACGAGAGCAAGGTTTCGTCTTTTATGTTTAATACACGTATTTCTTCATATATTCGTTCTAAATGAACCATTTACTTTTGGGGAGAATTTTTCTTGGGCTTGGGTTTCTTGCGGTCTTTGACATGTTTAACTGCTCCTAGTGCGGCTATACTCTGTACAGCTTTAGAGATGAGAGCTCCTGTGCAAATAGGGCACGGCATTTATTTATTGTTCATATTTTTACTTTTTTTATTTCGCACATACGTTTTGAATGAATTTCGAATGTTAATAAATGATTGTCGGGTGCTATCGTGGTTATTAATTTTATTTTTAACATCCGCGTATATACCTAAAAAACGTGCTTCCTTTTCGAGAGCCTCTTTTTCTCTCCTGGTAGTAAAAATTACCGCAGTGAGTTCACCATTAACTTCTTTCAACTGAGCGGCCGTTTTTATTTTATTGATACGATTTTTCATGTATGGTGTGTATACCTTTTTATTTTCAGCTCTATTAATAAGATTTCGTTTCCCGTTCGAAATTTTCGTACTAGAAGTAAACCAACTCATATCTTGTAATATACTTAGATTTTTGTGAAAGACATATTTAAAAGAAACGGTTGCATTTACATTATAATGAACATCCTTCAATCTACTAGCCGCGTTATTTCCGACCCAGACCAATATGATACGGAGATTAATTCTGCCCGCGGGTTTAGTCTTAAAAAAACAAAATCAGTGAAAATGCCTTCCTCTAAAAGTGGTGTGACAAAGGATGATGTTATTAATGCACAGAACTTTTGGGCACAGTCTATCATAGATATATCTAATTCCTATCTTTCCGGAGAGGATTATGTGAGTCTCGCGAGTGAACGCGCCGGCGAACTTTATGGATATGATCATTCTAATGTATTGTTCAAACCGACGAAGGCTTCCGAAAAGCGATTTCGCCCGACGGCAAATGATGCCATGTCTTATTTTGTGGGTCATGATTCGGTGATAGGTGGATATAAGGAAGATCAGGGTTTCGCGATTAACGCCAAGAAGGGATTCAGTCGAGTTGTATTTGATAATCATCAAATCGATTATCACGACCAAGTAGCAATCGCTATGGGTACATACGAATTTACTTGTGCAACAACCGGTGAAATTTCAGAGGTTGAATACACGTTTGGATATAAACGTAACCCCGATGGAAAGGTTCGTATATGTCTACATCATTCTTCTATTCCGTATGAATCGAAAGTAGAAAAACCTCGCGTGAGACGTGAGAGAACATCTCAAGTGAAGCGTGTAGGGGGATTATTGTATGATCCTGCGCAAGCTGACCCGGAGGCTAACGAACGGCGTTACGTTTCATAACTTTGCTAGAGAAATTTCATATCCCAATTCTCTAATAACCGGATCATCGCGATAATTTGTTTTGTAATAGATATGCTTGATTCCACTACTCGCTAATGCTTTGTAACAATTAAGACATGGATAATGTGTAATATATGCGGTCGCACCGTCAACGGAAACACCCCGTTTCGCTGCATCCGTTATCGCGTTAATCTCTGCGTGAATCGTGGCTTGTTCGTGTCCATCTCTCACGATGGAAACGTGTTCGGAACCACTCAAGAAACCATTGTAGCCCATGCTAATAAGACGGTTGTTTTTTGCGAGTACACACCCCACCTTCAGTCGTTCACATGGAGACCGCACAGATGCGAGTTCTGCGGCTTTTATGAAATACTCATTCCAAGAGATTCGGTCGGTCATGTTTAAATGAGTGGGTAAATCTTTAAACATGACTGATCGTGAAAATTACTTTCTGTTGTGGTTCCGTGGTTTCCGTGGTTTTTATGGTTTAGTGAAACAGACCTAAGTCGGACCTTTAAAGATTATATTTATAAGTAACACTGAAGATGCCTCGCGTCTCTCGTCTCGTAGGTACTCCTGACCTGGATCGGATCACACCCGAACTGGCTGAATTTGGTGCAACCGAATGGTGTGGCGACAACGACTCCGTCGTGAAGCAATACCTCATTTCTGCAATTTTGGACCAGAAGCAGCACAGAGATATTGGGAAGTTTTTAGCACCTGCGTCAGAGATGGTCGTACGTGATTGGCTTGTTGACCAAACTGGCGGCCTTGAGATGAAGATCATCCAGGGGAAGCCGTATGACATCGAAACTATGCACGGGACACGTATCCAGGTGAAGTTTCGAATGGGGGATTGGCATCTAGAAACGACACGGCGGCACTCCCAAAAGAACCAGGATACAAATGCGTCTGGGCATGTTGTCTATCGCGAGGATGAATTCGATGTACTGGCAGTTTTTATACCTGGACCCGGTTTCGGTAGGACGGGTTCGAGGATACGTCTTGTTCCGGTCGATGAATTGGTTAACCCTAAGAAACCCGATGAATTGGTCAAGAAAGTACCACAGCCTATTCGTCGGAAGTATGACGATGATGAGATGACTCGAAAGGTCATTCGCAGATTGTTTCCTCGAACACCGTCTTCCCCTCCGAGTTTATGTCTATGAGAATAAAGTCCCTTTTTAACGATATACACGCCCGACCAAGTGTCCCGGAACCAGCAAACGGATCTAGACACAAATCACCTTCTTGGCTGTAAAGAGACACGATTCGCTCAAGAAGTTTGATAGGTTTTTGTGTGGCGTATTTTGTTTTTTCACCATTCTGAATCGATGATATATCATCCCATGTATCCCGAACGGGAACACCGTCCATTTCGTCTGCGAATCTCTTAATTCGCGGGATTCCACTACTATTGTATTCGAGGCGATGTTCTTTGTGTAAAGTTTCCATTCTTTCTTTTGAAAAATACCATTGTTTGTGATGTCCATTCCATTCATATCTTAAATTTGGTCTTGGATTGACTTCAGGTTGAGAATTGTGTGCGGCTGATGTTGAATAGTATTTTTTGTTATATGGACATAATTTGAGTTTTTTCAAATATTCTTCATCGTACGATTTATAGAGTGGGAAAAATTTTGATTTTGGCGTTTTTCCATACACGATGATAGTGTCATGATTCCTACCGAGTTGATGTTTATTCTTCGCATTACCACCGGACGTCCATACAATTTCGTTTTTGAAACTCTTTTCCCCGAAATACTTATCGCATATGTTACGAATATGATGTGATATTCGTGGTTCTACGTGAATGATTATATTAGCATCCTTTTTCATTACACGATGACATTCCTTAATTCTTTCCTCCATGAAAAGGGGAAAATTGGCAAACTTATCCTGAAAGTAATAAAAATTACGCCCAGTATTATATGGAGGGTCCATATATATCATATCTATCGATTCGGTGTCCAGTTCTTTCAATAATTCTAGATTATCACCGACTCGATACGTCATGCATTCTATTAGGTCAATTTCTTTAAATCTATCTCCTATACCCACAAGGAAACCATTGTACCCCATACTGATGAGTCTATTATTCGGTCCAGGTGAACCATCTTGTATCTATCGTAGATTTTTGTTGGCTTAGAGACTTTCAATGAATATGTGTTAAGATGGGTAAATATGATCGATCAAGTTTAATAGAGTTTTGTGATAACAACACCGTTGTCTTGGATGTCATACCAGACAAATGCACTCGTGAGACACGTGTTAGTGGTGCGTGTCTAACTGGAGGTTGTGACGATTGTTTTGAAAAAACTATAAGGGCACTATTTGAAAAGGGAGGTCCTTTTTGTACTACGTGTAGTAAAAAAAATTGTAAAATAAAGGCATTCAAAACACAAAATTTAGAATTTAATGGAGAAATTACAATTTGGAATGAAGAACTATTACAAAGTCTAGACATTAAAAATGTACATTACGACGGAATTCTAAATAGGGATAATCCTATTGGGGGTGACTGTCAGATAGAAAACTGTTGTAACCAGTTTCGTAAACCGTTTAGAGAAGTTCTAAATAATGGAGGTCCTTTTTGTACTACGTGTGCCCAAATAAATAGGGTCACGAAGGCATTAACAACACAAAATATAGAAATAAAAACGGAACCCGTTATTTACGATTATAAATTATTAGAACGTATCATAAAAACTAGAAAACTTCATATAAATCTATCTAGGTATAAGGGTAAGTATTTGTCTAGGGAATCTCTTATAAAAGGTATGTGTATAATCCCAAATTGTCCTGATATGTTCGAAAAAAAATTTAGAAGTTTATATGAAAATGATGTTCCCTGTTGTGAAACTTGTACTAAAAGGGTAATAATGTCAAGATCTAAGAAGGCACGATTTAAAAAGGAAGAATTCAAAACACCTGGAGGACAAACATGGTATTTACAGGGTTATGAATCCTTAGTTGCACCAGAATTAATAAAAGAGTACGGAGAAGAAAATATAATAGCCGCAGTAGTGGGTGATAGATGTGTACCAGCAATACCATGGTTCGATGAAGACGGGGGGGAACATCACTATTTTTGTGATTTCTTCATACCGAATCTGAATTTAATTATCGAAGTAAAAAGTACTTGGACAAAAGAACAAAATGATGATAAAATCAAGAGAACTCGAAAAGTAAGTAACGAACTTGGTTATGATTTTCGACTTATCGTGTTGAATAAAGCTGGTGAATGGGTAGAAGACGTCACTTCCGCAAATCCTTATCAGCCGTGTAGTACGTCTTCCCCTTAACTACAAAACTATGCACCCTCGCGTACCCCCACGCTTGTGGAGAAGCGCCCGGACGATGCCCGGTTCTCCACGCAGCGAGACCCCGATTATAGATAGTTCTCAGTGTTTTCAAAGGAATTTTAGTAGCCTTAGCAATTTCAGGGAGGGATTTGACTCCTGGATACATTTTTCTAAACCTTTGCGTGTAGGAGGAAGTCTTCGTTTTCTGTCCTTGATCTGTCTTAAATTGTCTATAGTCTTTCTTGAGCATCTTCGTGTACCGTGTTTCGACTTCACCGAGAGTCTTGAGACCCCGGAAATACTTGAGGGGTGCGTATTGCTTGCCCTTTGTACGACGAAGCTCTGTAACCTTTTTGGTAATTTGAGCATCGATGAGAGGCATCTTACAATAGATAAAGAAATAAAAAACTAAAGATAGAACAAGATGCACACGTTCAGTCTAAAGATAACCGATAGTACAAAACCTATACACTTGAACTATTTTTTCACGAATGCATGGAGCTTGCGAGAGAAAGTGGTTATGGAGTTTAACACTACGGAATGTAACAACCTATCCATGGGTCGGATTTTATCTATGAAGAGTGTTCTGGATCATCATAGACCAAATTCAAGGAAATATCTAGAGCATAGCACAATATTCGTAAAGACGCAGTTTGCGCGAAGACTTTTACAGATCGGTCTCGCGATTATACGCACGGAAAGACCGGTATATGTCAGGGTCGTCCAATAAGCTTTTTCATATGTTCCACGAAAGTCTCCCCACGATGAGAACCTGGAAACGTTTTGAAGTACAATGTAAACAAATCAGTACCGTTCAAGTGAACATACACAAGATAAATCAATAACACCACAAAATTAAATATCGCATCCTTCGCATGCAAAAGAGATCTACTCGGATCTTTTATGTAACTGAGAAATGCAAATAGGATTTCCAACACAATTATAACTAACTGCTTAGACCAATGATAGTCACGCTTGAATTTAATAGATACAAGGTACGTAGAAACTCCAACCGCTAGTAATAAAGGTAACAGGGGTGAATAGGGATTAAAACCCAAATAGTATGATAAGGATAAAGCCCATAGCCACCAACTAAACACGAGACTCTTATTCTTCATCTTACTTGTTAACAAGATATTTAACTGCGACTTCAATACTCGGGTATATCTTACCGTTGAACTTTACACGTCCTGTGGACGAATTGTAATATCCGGTATACCCATTGAAGACTGCCCTGTGGATATTACCCATATAAAAAATACAAGATAATAATAATCAGCGGAGATGGGACTTTCGATTATCATGGGAAATATGTTTTCGGGGAAGACATCTGAACTGATTCGTCGCTTGAAACGTCTTAAGGTCATAGGTAAAAAAATACTTGTTGTAAACTCTGCAAAGGATACGCGATCACCCGATGAAGTGCTCAAGACGCACGATAACGTAAAATTTAACTGTCGTAAGGTATACGACCTATTCGATATTATTTATACAGACGAATTTGATGATGCTGATATTATCGCCATAGACGAAGCGCAATTCTTTCCACGTTTGAAGAAGTTTGTAGAGAACGTCCTGATGATGGATAAGACCATTATTCTTGCCGGGTTGGATGGTGATTCATTTCAACGAAAGTTTGGAGAGCTGATCGATTGCATTCCGCTTGCATCGGAGGTCACTAAACTTTCGGCTTTGTGTATGGTATGTAATAATGGCACACCAGGTCCATTCACACAACGTAAAGTAGAAGATCGGACACTAGAACTCATAGGAGGAAGTGATATGTATAGTGCCGTATGTAGAAAGCATCTTAACATATAATTTAAAACGGCTGAACGTCATCGAGTGTGAAGTTTTTACGTGTTAAAGGACTTTTAGCTGCCATCCCACCATCTACGAGAAGTTTAGTAATACCATCCCTGTCGTATACGTGCTGCACCTTACCATTGCGCAGGTCTACGCCAAGAAACACGCGTCTATCTTTCTTTATATGTTTCGCGGCCCCGGCATTCGTGAAATTCTGTTTGTAGTATCCCTTCACATTAGTTTTATCAATCACCTTCCACCTTCTCGTCTTTTCGTTCCAGTATCGATGACCCGATCCACCAGGCCCTCCGTTCATTGCTATTAAGTCTCGTTTTTGTTTCACATACCTTTTGACCGTTGATGTGAGATCCCTTTTAGCTTTTTTTAGGGTTTTAGCGGGACTATTGGATACCACGGGACTTCCCATTTGGGGAAGATTATTGTTATTGTTGTTAATTCTTATGGAGTTATTTCCATTCGCGACACGCATCTGGCGACCATTACCGTAAACTCTTCGCACAGCGCGGCGCAATCCTAAACTATTGCTGCTACTGTTAGAGTTGTAATTGGTATTGGAGTTTGAATTGGAACTGGAACTGCTTCTCGGTGGAGATGGAGGACGTTCCCCGGCCGCTCGCATTCTACGATTTCTATCCGCCGTCATGCGTACACCACCGCGTAAACGCAAGACAAGGTGAAGTGTCGACTCTTTTTGGATATTATAGTCTGCAAGGGTTCGTCCATCTTCGAGTTGCTTTCCCGCGAAGATGAGACGCTGCTGATCGGGGGGAATACCCTCTTTATCTTGGATTTTAGCCTTGATATTATCAATGGTATCTGATTGTTCAACTTCTAAAGTGATCGTTTTTCCTGTCAGCGTTTTCACGAAGATTTGCATTCTGATATATGTGTATATTTAATTTTTGTAGACGGTCAAAATTTCTGATACGGCTGGGTGACGCAACACGTCGTCGTCAGACATGTCTACATATTCTAGGTGGTCCATCTCCAAACAATCTATACGATTAATTATATCTTCGAGTCCGTTCCTGACGTGAAGATCACTTTGTTGAAGATCACCGAGAACGACCATCTTCGAATTCGTACCAAGACGTGTGAGTAACATCTTCATTTGATTAGGTGTCGAATTCTGCATCTCGTCCGCTATAACAAAAGTGTTATCAAACGTCCTACCTCTCATGAACCCAAGTGGTTCTATGTACACGCGTGACTGAACTTGGTTATGAGTTAGGTACTTTTCTATGAACTCTAACATAGGAATAGCCCACGGTTCCATTTTGCTCCCCATATCACCCGGAAGGTATCCCAGATCTTCATCAGCTGCCACCACTGGTCGAGTGCAAATGATTCTGTCGTAGTGACGACGAGCTAAACGACTAGAAGCTTCCTGACACGCTAGAATGGTTTTACCCGAACCGGCTGGACCGGTTGCGATTGTTATGGGTTTTGACGTTTGGAGTGCGCGGAGATATTTACATTGACCATACGTTTTCGGAAATTGCATATATATTGATTTAAGGTTTTAATCTTAAAGTATAGTAAGGATGACCGATTTCTATTTTGTTACTCTTAAAACAGTTGGTTCCGCAACTATACTCGATTCAAAAGCGAAGCCTAGATTCATTTGTTTTAAGGATAATAAAATAGCTCACGACTATGCTTCGTATATATCAGAGCATAGGGCCGAGTTTGGAAAATGGCCATGTGTAAACTTATCTGTACAAGCACTCCCTGTAATAAAGCCCGACCATTATTTTCCCCAAGATGTCGATGTGTATAAAAGTTTGTTGGAGATCACATACAAAACCCGTGATGACATTGACGAATTATCAATCATGTCTGGTATAGAGTATTTTTACTGTCATTCATTCGAATACGATAGTGTCATGTCGTTTAGAATGACGGGACAGGATGTCGACGCCGTTGTTGACGAGATAGTATACAGGGAACGATTAGATTACAGTTTAAAGAATATGTAAGTGTATATTACAAATGTCGTTCGTCTCCAAGTTCGACCCCACAAACGAATCGCATGTTCTATGGTTACAGAAGGTTGACGATGCGATGAATGATATCATGACCAACACTAAAAAAATCGATATCGTACAATTGATCAATGATAATCCGTGTAAAGCTAAAATCAAGAGCCCTCTAGATTGGGCGGATGTACACTTTCAACTTGCGTTGAAATATTCACAGGCTGTTTTGCGTGGATCGGCGTTTATTCCAGAGTCTTTTGTAAAATAAACTCATTGTACTCGTTTAGTGTAAAATCTTGTGGCTCGGAATCTGCGTCCATTCGCATAAGTAAAATTTTACCCAAAATGCGCTCATCACTAAACGGTGATGGTAATGTATTACTATTTTGTTCACCTTCAGCCGACGCACATTTCATGATCACGACGTCCAGTTCAGGCCACTGCCCTATGAACGTGGCCGGACCCTGTAATACTTTGAATATTTGATTTTTTACAGGGTCTATATCTATATCAATTTCCGCTACATCGTCAAACTCTTCATGTATTAATACAGCCTTCGTCATTTAAGTATACGAATAAAATAGTTGATATTAATATATGGAAATCTCTTTAAGATTCGCTTTATTCATGCTAGTCGTAGTTGTTTTAATGGTTGAATGGTGCTCGGAAAAGTATTCCTTACACGAATTGGATTCCTTCTGGGGTGTGACGAAAGAATCTAATCAGCGTAGTCAGACCACCGATCCGTTTAATCGATGCTCCCCAGAGTCATTCAACGACTGCGCGAGAAATCCCATGCCGCACTTAAGTCGCTATTAATTATTTCAATATCACAAGTAAAAATGTCCAGGGAATTTGTTGTCACTCGTTTTTCGGAACTTCTCGAACTTCCTAAAGATGATACAAAGTGTGTGAACTTGGAGAAGTCTATATTTAACTGGGCTATCAAACGTTCTACAGAACTGGGAGACGTACCCGCATCTGATAACCATAGGCATATGAACCGCTACAAGTCAAAGTTTCTAGAGATCCAAAAATGTCTGCGCAATTCACCAACTCTCAAAGGGCGTATTGTATCAGGCGAATTGAAATCTGCGATCGTTGTCGAGACGCCTCCGAACTGTTTGTGGCCCGAGGGACCCCTGGCGAAAGATATGGAGATTAGCATGGAGAAGGCTACGAAAAAGGAGGGTAAATCAATCATGAACGATCCAGATTATAAAGGGATATTTAAATGTGGAAAGTGCAAGGATTGGAAGACTACGTACTATGAGATGCAGACGAGATCGGCAGATGAACCCATGACGGTATTCATCACGTGTCATATATGTAACTCTACTTGGAAATCTTAACTGCATATACGGAATCAGTTAAGTCCGTGTCCATGTCGCCGACCGACACGATGTACTCGTATTGAGAATTCTTTTTATAGATAGACTTACCCGGAGGAGGAGTAAAAACTAGTTCATCGTAATAAATGTTATGAGATTTCAGTTGTTCCTGTGTGTAAACGACATTTTCGTAAAACCCTGGTCTAGCGGTGATAATGATCATTTTATACCCCTTATTTTGTAAACTTTTATACAATGCGTACACATTCTCCATTCTAGTACTATTACTCGAATCGATAAGAGTATCGTCAATGTCGAACATAGCTGCTTGATTAGGATGTGCGGCACGGGGAATGTTCATATATCTATACTCAAGAAAAATGTTATTTTAAGAATACATTCCGTTATCAACTAATGGAAGGTCAACTTATAGACGTAGAATACGTTGATGGTTACACTGAAATATGCAAAATCCATGAAGTGTGTGGAAGTTCGTATAAAGTGTCTACGTTATCGTATGACGAAGATCAATATGCGTATAAATGGTCAGATGATCAACATATAATTCCGAGAGAAGCTGTATCAGGATTTTATGACGTTTCGGAACTAGAAGATACAGGTGACTACGTAAAGCGAGCCGACGGAATTTATTATGACTGTCTGACTGATTCCGATGTAGATTTCGATTTGGAATACGATAGTGAGGATACAGACGATGAATCCGAATCGGAGATAAGTTTATACGATGAACAGGAGTACGAATTCGAATAAATATATTTACTTATCATATACCAGGACATATGATGTTCATGTTGAACAAGAATTTTTTGAAGACTTTTACAGGTAGTATCATATGTGTCGTCATCATATTTGTCCTGCTTATAGTAATCGATAAGGCTACTGCCAGCTCAGGATATAGTTGCGGGGGTAAGAAGGAGATGTACTCGAGACAGCTACTCAATGCTAAACGTAGAAGAAATCGTGAGCGTAGAAATAAAATATCCGCGTAGAGTAAATGAATTTACCTCATCCCGCTACGATTTTTATAGGACTCATTACTATCGCTATAATTATAGCTGTCACCACGTCTAACTACCACCACGGTAAGAGTTTTTACCGCACGCGGACGGGTCGCAGCCACTATTGCGCGAAATGTGGCGCTGCTGATAAAGACTGCAAGTGCCCGAAGAAGGAGGGATATACTACCGGATGCGGATGCGGTGCATAAATGAACTTAAACAATATCAGCATTATAAGATTAAGATGGCGCCGTATACCCCACCGAATACACATTACAGTGAGTTGGACGTTTCCTCTTATTCCGATAATGAACTCTACAGATTTATCGGAAAGAATGGGAAACGTTTTTATTGGCTCACCAAGTTTCTAGAGCTTTCGTATATTTGGTATGATAAGGAGCGTAAAGTTATTGAATTATGGGGTCCGTATAGCTCTCTTCAAAACTTCCAGGCGCATCACGTGATCGGATGCGAACTTGATTATGCGTGTGGGCGAACATAAATTAGACCTAAGTTAGAAATTTTGTAATAAAAAGTAAGAATGTTGAAACGACCTGCTCGCCGTTTTCACCCCGCTTCTACACCCCATGACATCAAACCTACATCGGGTGTATTAGCTGACATAATCAAAGGGTTCAAGACAGAACCTTCCCGCCCACAGAAACAAAAATCCTTCAACGTACAGGCGCACGAAGTATATTTGCGTCTTCTCGAAAGAAACTATGAAGAATGTGGTGTCCCGTTCAAAGCTCCGGAAGTTACCGAGCTACAACCTCCGAAAAAAAGTGATACACCGGATGAACCAAACCTTGATTTTGTCGACAAGGTGTACGTGAAGATCAACATTCTCAAGTCTGGTAAGGTTCGGATTAAGCTCGTTCCACATTTCCTCGAGATGTGGAACAATTATTACTCCAAGGGTAAGAAGCCACCGATCAAAACTGTTACCGCGGCTTACAAAGCTGTTGGATTTTCGAATGCATTCCTCGATAAAATTGCAGCGAATCAGAAGAAGCGAGTCGAGTTTTCGAAAAAGATTGAAAAGATTCTTGAAAAGATCTTTGACAAGTCTACGACGACTAAGCGAAAACCTGCGAAACCTAAGGTAGAAGAAAAGGTGGAAGACGAGGATAAAATTGATCCACCGGAAGATGACGATGAAGAAGATGAAGACGGTCCAGAAGAAGATGAAGGTATTATCGTCGAAGACGACGAAGACGATGTTGAGGAAGAGAATGTGGATGACGTATGTGTCGATGACTTTGATGAATAATTGCACCTAAGTTAGATCTTTAATATAAAGAAAACAGATCATATTTACTAATGGGTTATATCGCTTGGGATACAGAGACTTCGGGGAAGCCACCCCAGAATGTCGACACTGTGACACCCGATAACTTCCAGTTATGGAATGAATGCAGAATGGCATCCATCGCTTCTATCCAATTTTCTCGTCATGGACGCGAGATTGATTCACAACACACGATCGTGTACCCCGACGGATTTGTGTTGGGTACACACCCGTACGATCCCGTGGGAGCCACCGAAGTACACGGTATCACTCAGTCACATGCTAATAAGTATGGCATACCGTTCACCCAGGTATACAAAAAATTTTTGGAGTTCATCCATAAGGCGCGTGTGACGACGCTTGTCGCACACAATGCCAATTTCGACAAGAATGTTTTGTTCGCTGAATGTTACCGATATGGTCTCTCGGTTGAACCATTTCGGCATCTTAATTTCGTATGTACTCTGGACATGGCAAAATCGGCCTTTCTGGATACTCCCAATAATCGATGCGAGACCCTGTTCAATTACATTACCGGAGAAACCTTCCGTGCACACGATGCTTTGGAGGATTCTAGAGCGTGTGGCGTGATTTATTCGGTCGTACGTGATATCAAGTTTCGATGCAATCCCATCGGTATAGATACAATTGTTATCAACGTTTCGGATGTACCTACTATTACCGGCGCAACCTGGTTTAAAAAACCGATCGACGTTGCCAAGACAATCGTCGGCAAATATTATGATCAAACAGACAAGGGTATATGTCGCCGAGAGTTTGTTGAGCGGATGCGAATTGAAAACGAGGCGGTGAACATCATCGTATCAGACGCTCTACGATTTCAGTCTAAGCGTATGAAAGATATCGAAAGCAAATTGAGTGCTGTAACTGTTCAACTTGGATTAAAAACGAATCTGAACAATACTCAACGAATAGGAATATGTGAATATGTCGGGGATGTTCTTCGAGGTCGGATTGACACTGTTACATATGACAAGAAGTATTACACACTCGAAGTTTGTGTCATTAAGGGTACGAAATACATTCTCACTGGATATGCCGATAAACTGATCCGAGGTTCGTCTGGTAAACTTGTTGTCGTGGACGTGACGGATCGTACGGACAGTCGGTTTAAGGGTTTGACTGAAGTTGATAAGGTTAGGTGTCAAGCTCTTATGAATATGCTCAATGTTGACGAGTGTAGGTTCGAAGAGCAGCGCGAGGATGCGATTCACACCGAGACCCTGACAAGAGATGAGCGTATGTGGGAGGAGATAATTCTTCCAAAGCTCAAGAGATTTTGTGAATATGTCCATAGTCGGTTAGGAAAGTAGTTTAAAGTTTGTAATCTTTACATTGATAAAATGGAAACTAAGAAAAGTGTTGTTATTGCATTCCCCGGTAAAGAGTTTTCGAGTACGTTTCTTATGCAATGGTCGGATTCTCTGCTAAAGCTTACACAAGTTGGATATAAAATTGCACTTACGAGTGATTACTCTGCTTACATACCATTCACACGTATGATGACACTGGGTCTTGACACGATGCGAGGTAATGATCAGAAACCGTTTGACGGGAAGGTGGAATATGATGTCTGGGTGACGATTGATTCTGATATTATATTTACACCTAAACAACTTATCGAGTTGATCGAAGATACGGATAAATATCCGGTGATTTCTGGCGTATATAGAATGACTAATTCTAAATATATCGCAGCTGTTAAGGAATGGGACCTGGCACATTTCATAAAAAATGGTGTATACGAATTTATTGATCCCGAAACGCTCGATAAAGATATTAAACATCATGAAGTAGCTTACTCGGGCATGGGATTTATGGCCTGTACTCGCGAAGTACTTGAAAACATCAAGTATCCTTATTTCAATTACCCAACGGAAGAGCTTGAGATTGATGGAAAGACGGTTTCGCAGGTTTTCTCCGAGGATGTTTCATTTTCTAAGCGGGTCACCGATGCAGGATACAAAATTGTGATCAATACAGATTTGTATGTTGGTCACGAAAAAAAGGTTATCATTTAATATGAACGTGAAACTTGTCCTATCTTATTTTACATCGCTGGCGAGTGTCGTATGTGTTGATACATTTCGAATGATAAACAGGTATAAAAATGTTGAGACAAAGTAAAATACATGGATACCTCTGATTACGACGATATGTCCGAACCCACCCTACCCCCTGATATGCAGGGCAATGCGTTCGTTAACGCATTTAGTTTCGAAGTTAAGACCTATTTCATCGCACTTGGTCATACATTCTGGCAGTTCACACCCCAATACAGTTTGAATATTTTCAAATGGCTAAAGGCTGCTTTCATCGACGCACCATGCCGTGTCATGCTCGACATTGATATTGAACATCTGCGACTCAAGCGAGAGTACATTCTGAAAATGAAGAAAGAAGACCTAAGTGAAACCGACGTTTCGGAGAAAACTAACAACAAAGACGACTGATGGATTTTTACGTGAGTGTCTACTCACACGAGTTTGCTATTGCTTTTTTGCAAGCTACATCACCCCTGTGCCCGGACATTCAACGACTTATTTGGAAAGAAGTTTTACACACTCCGCATAAACTCACACCACCACCCGCACCCAGAAAATGTCCGGTTTATTCAAGCTCCTCTACGATGTCTTTACCACGAGATCTCTTCCAGAGCAAGAAACATTTACAGAAAAATTAATGAAAGGGGTGTATATAACGACATACAATGATTGTGGCGAAAAAAGAATAATACACGACCCACATGATGCAGCTATTACGAAAGCTGATATAATATTTGACAATAAACACGATTTAGAGATACTTCGTTTGAAATGTGAAGATTTATTATCATATTTCAAACGTAAGGTTTTATATGAAAGACATCGTGATAAGGATTACGAGATGCACGATAAACTATGTGATTTGATTGATGATATTAATGAGGAGATTAATGACACGAAAGATGTTTCGTACGACTATCTTATCACTCGATACGAGACGTATAAAATATATATAGGACGTGCGCGAAATTCTTATCGTGACTTAAATAGACTTAAGTTGTAATGTTACTTTAAATTTTTCAACGCAAAAACTTTAAGATGGATAAGTTCCATTCTCTCATGGCCCTCGTCGACAAGAACGCCGAGGTTCTTCCCGACGGTGATTATCTCCAGATCGCGAATCTTATAAAAGAGATCCGTGATAAAGTCAAACCTCCGAGTTTTCTTCTTGACCAGAATGAACCAATGACAATGCCCGAGTATGAACCGACGCAACCGAGTATCCGTTCGGCTACTCCAGAGCAATCAAATGTCACGGTGGACGTGACTTTACTTCATGCTGATTGGGCTAATACAGATAATGCTCGATACCCGGAAGAAGATGACGAAGACGAAGATGAACACGTGGGGTACAGATTTAACACAGTCCCCGATACATTGGACGTTGAAGCAATTCCTGACCACGTATATAACGCGATTGTGGCGTCACCACACGGTTTGACCATGCGTCGTCGTTTGAGTGAGAATGATCATGATGCGTATTACGAGGCTGAATTTCCAAATGGGACTATGGCTATATATTGTCCGCGTCAGCATTACGATTTTATTCACCGATAAGGTCGAGCTCTTTTTCGTATGTATGTGACATTAGTACAGTTTTTAGATCTCTAGTGAATGTAATATAGTTTTTTGGTATATCTCCCCACAATCGTTCATTACTCACAAACGCGTCTATGTTTCCATCCTCTAAAAGAGGTTGAAGCAGTACCCAATTTGGTTCGCTATATTTTATCTTTTTACAACCCTTGGCAAACTTTCTAGAATAGATGTACCAAGCGGCGATACTCTTGTATATATGTATCGGGCGTTTGCCACGTTCCAAGCATACACGCAAAGTTGGTACTACGAATGTGTGAAATTTGGTAAAACCGTCAAAACATATACGCTCTAGTTCGTCTGCATTTATTTTACTAGAAATACGTTCTTCTACCGTGTCGACGTATTCATGTATATCGAAAGGTAAATCAATTTCTATCGATGGTATAATTTCTTCTTTTTGGAGAGCTTTAAAATGTTGACGATGCGCTTTATCACTCATGACCTGATCGAAAGTATCGTATCCGGAAAGAACGCCCATATAAGCGAGTGATGTATGCGATCCATTTAAAATTCTTATTTTTGTTTCCTCGTATGGTTCAATGTCTTTTGTGATAGTGACACCTACTTCTTCAAGCTTTGGAAAGTCTGATGCAAAATCGTCTTCTATGACCCACTGTGTATATTCTTCTGTTTGTACAGCTGTATCCCCGAAACCCGGAAATAACTTATCGAGTTCGCATTTAAATTTAAATGTGCTCCTAGGTGTTATGCGATCCACCATGCACGAGGGAAACTTAACATTTTCTTGGATCCATTCAGCAAGTTCGAATTGGTTTGTCTGGTACAAATAGGCCATAAATTGACTTTCTAACACTCGTCCGTTTCTTTGACTATTATCACAAGATAAAATGGTTATGGGGGTATTCCTGTTTCGTAACCCACATGCGAGGTATTCAAAGAGGGGGGATCCCGGGGCATATCCACCTTCGGTAACCGTAATAGTTATGAGATGAACACTCGGGAGTGTAAGCATATGTTTAGCGACTGTACGGTTTTTTGACCAGTCTACGTAATCAAGGTGAGAACGTACGAGTCTATATTGACTTGGTGTTTTTAATATATAATCATCGATATCGCGTATTCCTTCGTTACGTAAGTTCACCGCGACGATACCCCATCTAAGATCTCCGGTTTTTTCCATATAATCATCGACATACACCGCCTGATGTGCCCTGTGAAACGCACCGTAACCTATGTGTACAATGCCAGTTTGACAGTTTGACTTGTCATAGGTCGTTTTATACATTACCTGACGTATGATGAGAATTTTTTAATATACATTATCATCGCAATATTAAAAGATGGTTAAGAAAATTAAGCTATAATAGAATATGGAGAATCTAAAATCGCTCATGCAATCTTTGGATTCCATTTCGGAATTGATTCCAGAGGGTACATACCTTGATATGGCTAATAACCTGAAGAAAGTACACGCACAAATACCGAACGAAGACGATTTTCCTGTAACAGATTATATAAACTTGTTTCAAACGTTCGACGTTCCGTTTATGCCGACAGTTCCTGATACCGAAACAGACGAAGATGAGGCGCAAGATCCATTTGATTTCTCCGATGACGAACCATACGATGAACGATATTACCCCACGAGTTCTCCGATTCCCAATATAGGTGAAAATCTCAGAAACCCCGGACAAGGGTTCTTCGTTTCATTTGATCGTAACCGAGACGGAACTGGGCGCATCATTTCTAATCCCGTGGAAAGGTGTTTAATTCGTCAGGACCTTATACTTATTAACAAGTATGAAAGGGAGTGTTTAAAAAAACTAAGAGAGTTGAAACCCGTCAAAAACATAACTGAACGGATCAAATGTGACGCAATTAAGTCATATGTAAACGCGCGATTTTTAAATGTTCAAACGTTTACATTTGAGTGTATGTATAGAACGTATCCCCAGTTATTTACATACAATATGCGACTAAGAATGTTTACGCGAGATGGGGGATTAACACGCTTTGGTAAAGAGGTTGAGAGGGATATTTATAAGGAGTACATTGAAACAAAAAATGCCCTCATAGGATTAAAGTCTTTAGATGCTCATATGGAATTAGACTGGCTTCAACGCGCGAAGAGAATTTCAATGGATCGTCTCGCAGAGCTTAACGGTAGGTAGATTTACACCACCAGGAATTTGCACCAGAATACTCAAATATAATGTGAATAAGCGCACCACCCAGGAACAATTTAACAAAAAGTGATGTATTGTTCAGGCTGGGTATTCTATTTAACAGGGACAAAAGAGCTACATTAAGTATACCTATTATAATAGCCTCGAAAATTACATGTTCGATCGGTCTCATTTTCATTTATAATCATGGAAGAAAAAAATATCAATACATTATAAAACAATGTCCAAGTTTGCCACTACTATCAAGGGTCTTGCAAAAAATAGGATCATCATTTTCATTGCGGGTATGATCGTTGCCATGCTTATTGGTATGGTACTCCAGAAGACTACCGAATCTTACGAATCTCCCGAGCAACTCGAGGCTGAGCTGAACGCCCTTCTCCAGGAAATTTCCAAGGCTCCCGAACTTCAGACGATGGAGGGTGATGAACCCAATCCTGATATTAAGGTTTCGAATGAGCAGTCAGCGGACCTCCAAGCGCTCCCGAATGGTCCTATGCCGAGAGCGGCTGAAGACATGCCTATGCCCGAAGAATCTGATGACGAGGATGAAATGATGGGTGGTTCTGTAGCACCTGCCCCTATTTCTCCTTAAAATTTTGTTGGTTTACTATAAATGGAAAAGACTGAATACACCGATAAACTTGCCGCGGCTAAGGATAAGGTCACTAAAACGATGAAGCAGTCTATCGCGGAGCTGAAGGAATTTATTAAGAAGCGAGATGAGTTTTACTCACAAAACGTTAAGGATATGGATTTTAAGCAGCTTGAGGCTCTTGGAAAGGAGATGGAGGCTATTATCGACAGAGCGGCGACTGCTTTAAATGCTAAGGAAGGAGTTGCGCTTATAGCAGAACTTGATCGCTCTGTCGCTAAGATGAGGAAGGTGGAGGATGTTCAGGATAAGATTCGGGTTGCCAAAGCTGAAGAGAACAAGTCCAGAGTGGCGGATATGATAACTGATGGTCAATAAATAAAAAATGCAACTCGCAAATCATATCGAAAATTTCATAATACTGTAAGTTTCGATATGATTTTTATCTTGATTAAATATAAGAACCACATGAATATAATTATCATTTTAACGGTAGCGTTGGTGGTGATACTTCTGATATACTATCTATCAAAACCAAGAGATATACGTCAGAAGCCACATCTGCAGCCAAAACCTCAAAGTCTTCCTCCAGTCCGGGAGGTGCAGGTATTTCTTGATGATACTACCCCTCAGACGGTACAAGTGAGAACGAAGAAAGATCTTGAAGACGAGATTGAAAGGGCGGTTGATAGGCTCACTGCACCAGTTGATTATAATCAGCAGCAGATGATCGAGACGGAGCAACGGATCATAGACGCCCAAAAACAAAAAGTGGAACAGTTGCGATTAGAAGCGGAACAGGAAGCCATGGCTAGGGAAGCTGAAATGGCTGCTAAAAAGAAACGACGTGATGATATGTTAAAACAGAAACGAGAAGAATTGCTTCGCAGGAAACTTAAAATACAGGAAGAACAAACAGCTAGAATGTTAGCTGAACGTGAGCGAGAACGTTTAAATAAAGAAAATCGATTAGCTGAATTGAAACTTGCACGCCAAAAGGCGCAACAGGGGTTAGAGGCGGCTCAAAATGTACAGAGTGAGAGAGAGAAAAAGTTAAGAGAGGAAGAGTTACGATTACTGGAAGAGGCTCGTCAGAAAGCGGAAGAAGATAAGATTAAAGCGGAAGAAGAGGCTGCCGAACTCAAAAAAAGGGTGGAAATGGTGGAAGCGGAAGCTCGGGTGGAAGAAGCTAAGTTTAAACAACAAAGGGAAGAAGCAGAAGCCGAACAGGCTAGAATGGAAGAAGAGTACGAGGCTAAAAAGGCAGAACAAGCCCTTAAGGTGGAAGAAGCTAATGCCGAATTAGAAGAGCTCTTAGCAGCTGAAAAAGAACGTCAGGTTCAAATGGACGAGGAAGATAAACAGTTGCGAGAACAAGAGCGACAAAAACTGTTACTCGCGAATGAAGCAGCACTCAAGGAATTAGAAGAAGCAGAAGCCGAACAGGCTAGAATGGACGCGGAAGTGGCTGAAGCCCGGAAAAAGTTTGAATTGGAAGCTGCCGCTGCGGAAGATGCGCAGCTAGCGGAATCATCGGGTTCACAAGCTGAATACGATGCAAAGGTTGCAGCTGATCAGGCGTTACTGGATAAACGAGTAGCTGATTCTATGAATACGGGTGATGCTGAACAACGGGCAGAACGTCAGGCAGCTTTAGATCTCGAAGCTCAATCGGAGAGAGATGCTAGTAAATTATCGGAGGAAGAAAAAGAACGCGACCGCAAAGCGGCGGAAAAACTCGCAGCAGATTCTGAAGCGGGTGGAACCGTGGTAGTGGAGGGGGAACCATTGGCGTTTGATTATGATGCGTACTTGAGAGGTGACCCTATTCCATGTACAGTGGGGGAATGGGGTGAATGGAAAAAGTTTGGTGACCTGGTCGAAGAAACGGAAACAGTCACATATCAGTCGGGTCCTAGAGGTACGGGGTCAAGTACACGCGAAGAACCGACGGGAAGATGGAAACAAAGATGGAAACGAGAAAGAGAAGAATTGAGTCCTGCAATGAACGGTGGTGCATGTGTGACAGAAGATTTTAAATTTACTACACAAGCATCTAGGAACTGCCAGGATTCCGATTGGAACGAATGGAGAAATGTCGGTGAACCTTATGAGGAAAAAAGAGGTAATGGAATGAAATGGTATCAAAATCAAGAACGAGATCGTAGAACAGCTGTTGTCCCGGATGGGTGTAATTTGAGGATCGATACTAAGAAAAAGGAATTAGAACCCCAAAACTGTAAATATTCTGAATATTCACCATGGAAGGATGTAGGCAATGCGTATGAACAGACTAGACAAGGTAAAGCCAAACGTGGGGGTGGATATCAAATGGATAAAACGGGTAAATGGGTTATAAAGCAAGAAGCTACACGGACTGTGGTAGAACAGGCCAAATATGGAGGTAAGGCGTGTTCAAATGAGGGTATGAAAACGACGATAGAAAAAATATTAGATCCCGTGAACTGTGCACAGAGTGCGTGGGGAGCATGGAAAGCCATTTCTGATAGAGTGGATAGAGAATGTCGAAATGTTCCCGGCGCACGCGGTGATGGAAGAGAGTGTAAAGACGTACATTATGCCCGTGAACAGCGGACCAGATCTGTCACACAACAACCTTTATATGGGGGTGCGGGATGCGGACCTAGTGAGGAGACGCGTGAAACCAGAAGAGATCCGATAGCTTGTGCCTACAGTGCGTGGAGTGCATGGGGAAACATAGGCAATCCTTATGAACAGACCAAACAAGGTAGACCCAAACGTGGAGGTGGACATCAAATGGATAAAACTGGTAAATGGGTTGTAAAACAAGAGGCTACGAGATCTATAGCCGCGCAACCTAAATATGGCGGAGCAGCGTGTGATAATAACAGTTTAAAAACGACACGAGAAGTTATACAAAATCCTATAGACTGTGCATATAGCGACTGGGGTGGCTGGGTACATGAAAGTGATTGGAATTCTGGAAATGATTGGTATAGACGATACAAGAGTACCAGATCTGTCACACAACAACCTTTATATGGGGGTCGCGGGTGTGATCAAAGTTTGATTAGGCATACGGATAACGCAATACCGAAGGTACACTGTGCGGTTGGCGACTGGGGTGGATGGCATAGCCGTGGTGCTGATCATGTAGAAAGATTTAATTGTGTGAGGGGCATATGCAATGAGAACCATTACGAACTATTGAAGAGAAATAGACCCATCGTAACACATCCGGCGTATGGAGGAAATGGATGTCCTCACACCGAAGAACATAAAAACGTCGAAAGACCTAAAATAAATTGTAAATACAATTGGGGTCCGTGGCAAAATGACGGACCGCCGCGACAGGGAACGACACGCCGATGTGGACGTGGAGGGTGTCGCGACTTCCCTGATCCAAGTAAACCTATTGTTCAACACCAAGTACGTTATGCAACTACAGAGGAACCTCGTTATGGAGGTCTGTCGTGTATCACACGAGGAAATGCGCTGAAGGAGGAACGACAAGTGACTGTTTAGTATACATAATCAACTTAGAACGTATGATATTTTATAGAATCATATACGAAACACAGACTAAAAAACACTCGCCACGAGACATACACAAACCTTACACAACGGGGATTACTTCGTCGTGTGTCTCCTGGGGATTGCGAAAAATTAGCCCAAATTATT